GCGGCTAAACTGGAGAGGAGTGTCGGAGCTGTTCCAGCGGAAGTTGCATCACAATTAGCTTTCTGGAAAACACAGAGAGATATTCATATGGGGTATATAAAGAGAGATACTCCGACGATACAGCCAATGGCTGACCAACCTGAAACACTCGCGGAGCAATATGTAAGCGGAGACCTGGAAGGAGATTATTACTGATGCCAGCTGTTCCTAGGATTAGAATCAATGTGAGAGATGTCGTACATTATGTTGGTGTAGTCGAGCGCTACTGGGAGGGTCAGGAAATGGAGATAATGAATCACTTGAAAGACGAGGGACTGATAATATTGCGAGAGGAAGTCCCAAAAAGGTCAGGTAAGCTCGCGGCATCATGCTGGTCAGAGATTTCAGGAAAGACTGTACACATCGGAACGGGTGAACCGTACGCTGATATAATTGACGGTTATGGACGGTCGCCACCTTCGGAGGGTAGATACGTACCAGCTCTAGGGAAAAGGTTGGTTAAGGTGTCGAAAACTAACCCTCGTATAGGGATACATCCAGGAAGTAAGAAGACACCTTTCTCTGAGAGGACCAGTGAGAGAGTTTTCATGATTGCCGAAGAGAGAATGGAAAACGCACTGAGGAATATGCCATGAGTGCACCTGAAGACTGGTGGGAGAGTGTATACGACCAGATTATTACACAGCTCATAGCGATGACTGAGCTTGACAGCGAGTCAGTATTCTACGGAGAACGATTCACACCGGAGAAAACTCCAAGTGTATTCGTCGTGCCGACTGAAATTATCGGAGGGCCAGGAACTGTGCAGAAGGAAGATTATGATGCGAAATTCGATGTGGTTATCTTCGTGAACGACCCAAACACAAAGGATGGTATCATTGAGTCGCTTAAACTCGGAGTGAAGATAAAGAATATGTTCATCGCGGATAGGACTCTAAACGGACTGTTAGAGAATTTGGACGCAACTGTACACAGACATTGGAGGGGAGTTGAAGGTTACGAGGACCATTGGGTCCACGTAATACTGTCCTGCAGAAGCTGTATGTAGGAGGAATGCAAAACGAAAGTGAAATATATCGGTGCGTTTTCCCGTGGCCGCGACCCCAGGATAGGCATAGTCGAGCACGGGAAAGTGTACGAAGTCAGTGAAGAGGTAGGGAAAGTTCTACTCTCTACCGGCCAGTATAAAGAAGTACGTGAAAAGATAGTAGAACCGAAAATAAAAACAAAGGAGGAAAAACCGATTGGCTAAATGGTTAGGCATCGGCGAAGAGTCTGCATACATGACGAAAGGTACTGCAACTGTCTGGCTAGACTTCATTTCGGAGAGCGTCAGAGCAAGCAGAGAATTCATTGAGATACAGACGGTAAACGAACGGACACCGAGGTTTAGCATACCTGGACCGTTCAAAAGTGCTGGCGATATAGAGTGTCTAAGTAACACTGATGACCTTGGTTCGCTATTGGAGATGCTACTAGGTCCACCGGATACAGAAGGAACTGCTCAGGGTACCACGGGTTATAAACACACGTGGAATACGATACCAAATGCTACATTGAAGTCGTATACCATGGAGATACAGAAAGAGATAACGACCTATGAGAAGCTTCTATACGGAGCTGCGATAAAGTCATTGACTATCGATTGCCCCATTGCTGATAAAGTCGGTGTAACGGCATCGATATTAGCTGGTAAAGATAAACTAGAAACCGCACAATCCCCAGGGACTGCAACTACACTTAAGCCACTAGTATACCATCAGAACGATGTGAGTCTCTTTGGTTCAGCTGCACCATGGGTTGAATCGATTAGCGTCACCATGGAGAATGGCTTCGACGAGGATGCATTCGTGCAAGGGGATTTGTTCCTACCGGAGCTGATACTCGGCCACTTCAAGGTAACTGGTACACTTGACCTAAGAGCTAAAGATTGGGATGCATATCAAAGATTCCTTGGAAGCGCATCTGCTGTGGAGCCATCTGCCGTAGTTGAAGAGTTTGAGATTCAGCTACAGATAGTTGGTGAAGAAGTCGACACAACGCCATACTATGCAACATTGGATATGAGAATGCCTAAGTGTCATTTCACAGAATTGGAGATTCCAACAGAGCAGAGGAACAGACAGGTATACACTTTGCCGTTTGAGGCCTTATACGACGACAGTGAATCAACCGTACTGGATATAGAGCTGACGAATAAACGGGCAACTACGATGTAGTTGTGCTTGCAATATAAAGGAGGTGATATATTGTCAGCAAAAGACTACAGGGCAAAGCGTCAATTGACTTTCAAAGTTCCGAGTGGTTTGGATTGGACGATACGAAAGATACCATTCCGAATCATGTGGAAGATGCTAGAGATACTGGGAATAGAAGTACCTGAAGGAATGACAGAAGAAGACGCACGGGAGTATGTGAAAAAGGAACTGAAGGGTAAGAAAATTACACCGAAAGTTGTTGAAATCGTTAACTTAGTCGTTCCAGCGATATCATTGAAACCAAAAGTCGTAATAGGTGTGGCAACAGACGATGACGAACTTGGCATCGATGATATAGACATGGAAGACCTTATGGCGGTCTTTGGTAAAGGCATGGAGATTTCAGGTGCCACTGAGGATGCTGTAAAGGAACGTGAGTCCTTTCAGCCGGAGTCCCCTAGGAAAATTGGCGGGTAAAGTTGCACAAGCGGTAAATAAAAGACCTACTGATATGTTACCAGAAGACATAACAGGTACATCGGAATATGAGAAACTAATGCTTGATGCACGTATATTGCAAGAAGTGAGTGAAACGCCCCCTGACTTTGGGCAGATGTCGACTCTCGATAAGATAAAGTGGAAGAGAAGAAATTGGCCTAAAAAGTATAGGTGAGAGTATGTCAGTATCTGAGAAACGTATTAAGCTAGCTATCGCATGGATAGAGGAGCATCCAGAGACTCTTACGAGTGTTAAGGGAAAGATAGAGGAACTGGTTGTAGCCACTGACAAAGCGAAAGCTATGATTCAGAAATACGTCCCCGAAGGAGCAAAACAGCAGAAGATACTAGCTGCTATAGACCAAGCAGCGATGAAACAAGGGGACAACATACTACGAAACGTACTCGCCTATAAGTTGCTTACAAACGCACAGGAAGCTATGCGCCAAGCCTCAGAAAAGAACGCAAAGATGCTGGGAGAATGGGGGAGTAAGTTAGGACTTGCTGGGAGAAGAATAGGTTACTTCGGGAGAATGATGTTCTATAGCATTCGGAATATAATGCGACTTGGTACACAGTTCCTTCGAATGTTCATGGGATTGTTCAAGACAGCTGGAGATTTCGGTGCGGCGTTAGAGCAAGTGTCATTTGCAATGGCTCTTCTTGAAAGTCAAGGACTTGTAGCAGATGAAGCAATGACACTATTCGGTGAAACTCAGGATATATTGATGGAAAAAGGACCGCAGATATGGGCGTTGTTTGAGGGATTTAAGGCTCTTTTCACATCACTCGCCGTCGTCATAGTGTCGGAACTTTTGCCTGAATTAACGGAACTTCTGAATACGTTAGCAGCACTTCTTAACAGAGAGGATGTAAGGCAATTAATACATGATATCATGGTAACTGTGCTTGACCTAGCAGATGCATTTATAGAGGCAATACCTTCAATGTTACCGGTGATAAAAGGAATGCTTGACTTGGCTGTGGCAGCTAAGCCACTAATCGTTGCATTGTTGCCACTACTGCCTGTAATACTCGCTCTTTCGTTGGGTCTTTGGGCATTGGGTCCGATAATACAAGTGATTGGATTTATCATGCAAGTGGCAGGTTTCCTCACAGGTGGACTTGGAATAGCAATGACCACTTTATTACCAATAGTAGTAGCTCTTGCAGGTGCAGTCGCAGTCGGTGTAGGAGTCTTCTTACTACTCAAAGATACACTTGGGACGACTAATGCTGCAATAGTTGCTATCGGAGCTGCAGTAGCCGCATTCATAACAATATTCTTCGGAGTGAAGGCACTGTTATTAAGTGTCGGAGCCGCTGGAGCAGCTGCTGCACCAGGAATTGTGGCCGCCGGAACAGCATTGGGTGCTGCAGGAGTTGCAGCAGCTCCAGCGATACCGATTATACTTGCAATCGGAGCTGCTATAGCACTAGCTGGTGCAGGATTCCTTATGGCAGGAGCTGGGGTAATGCTTGCGGTTGACGCGGTGATTAGGTTGTTGGAAGCATTGCCTCAGCTTGTACCTATGGTACCTTACTTGTTTGCAATAGCTGCTGGATTGATGGCAATAGCTGTTGCAGGGATAGTATTGCTTCCCGCAGCACTTGGATTAGGAGCAGCTGCTGTTACACTTATGATATTCGCAGGTGCATTAGCAGTGGTTGCTGCACTTTCTGGGGCGATAGGAGTAGTAGCGACCGGAATCTTACTCTTAGCTCAGAGCGTAGGCACACTCGTGAAGTCTATGGTAGGGATTATACCGCTAGTCGGACCGACACTTGCACTATCGACTGCGATGTTTGCACTGGCAGCTGCCGGAGGAACTATGATGTTCGGAGCACTTGGAGTTACCGCAATGGCTGGTTCTCTCTTCGTACTTAGTGGAGGTATAGTTGCCCTAACCGGTGCAATCTGGGGATTGGTTGCAGCTGCGACAGCATTCGAAGCAGTTGGCGATACTGTAACAAGTATTGTCGGCGGAATTTCTGATGCAGTAGGTGGATTGGCTAATGCACTATTCGGACTCTGTTTCAGACATGCAACACCTATGGCAGAGAAGTTTGGGAAGAGTTTGGTAGCCGTACAGAGTGATATGATAAATACAGAAAAAGGACTACGTGATATGAGAGACGAACTACTAGAACCATTCTCTTGGCAAGCGGTAGAAGTGGCAACTGGAGCGCCTGCGATAAGAGCGGCAGGTGAGAGAGTTGGAGAAGCTGAGCCGAAAGAGCAGCATATTACAATTGAGATGCCTGTCACTGTTGATTTGACTGGCGCTGTTATTTCGTCAGATATGGATGTAGATGAAATAACAAATAAAGTAGGAGAGAAGTTAGGAGAAAAAGCAAGAGACTTGGTGACACTATTATGACGTGGACAATTAAAAATATCGCAGAAACTGTGACGGTGGCGCTACCACAAGACCCCGAAGTGTATAAGGGGCAGTCTGCGAAGGTGTTGAAACAGCATCCAATGCAACAGCAGTATCCGTTTATCTTTCCACATGGTGGAAAAGCTCGAATACTTAAATTGGAAGGTGCAGTACATGACAATACTAAGACTATTGCACAGATATATTCGGCATGGTTGAATCAGTTGGAGACATGGGCGGAGGATAAAGTGAGGATAAAGCTAACATGTGATAGCGGTAAAGGTCATACATCGGAAGAGATGTACTTGGCTAAATTTGACCATGAGCCAAGGAAAGGATTCTTACATACTGTTTGGATAAAGATGGAACTTTGGAAGAAGGGGGCTGAGGATTGAGCTACGAGTTACAATATGGTCCTTCATGGACTGCAGTTAAACCTGGCAGAGTTACGTATGGAGAGAGACAGAACAATCTACGTGCATGTGTTGCCACCGTGGCTAATACTTCTGCCAACAGGTCTGCTTTCACTCACAATACTGAGGTTAAAGTCTTTCTAAACGGTGACCAAATCTTATATGGACAAGTGAAGGCTCCGGTTGATGAGGGAGAGTTTCTTAAGGTAAAGATTGTTGATAGAGCAATTCAGCTTACAAGAGATGTATGGGAGAGGGACCAAGGACAGTCAGATAAGAAAGTAATTAAGTATACAACCTCTGCAGCAAGTACTATAGGTGGACATATACTATCAGGAACAGGATTCTCGCTTGGAGCTTGTCCAGGTACTACTGTGTCGATTAGATTTGAATATGTCACTAGGCTCCAAGCAATTGCTGCATTGGCAAAAGCACTTGGATTAGATTGGTGGGTCAATGACAATAAAATGGTATACATTGGAACTAACAATACAGCAAGAGGTACTATTGGAACATGTATGTGGGCAAAGAAGGAACCAGACGATGAGGCAAAGAGGGACCAGATATTTTTGAAGGGTGTAGATGACAATGGCACTGCCATTGAGGTGACATCTCCAGACCCGCCAACTGGTACTAATGCTGCTTACTTCACAGCTAGAAATCCTATGGATGCTACAACATTACAAATTGTAGCCGATGCTCTGTTAGCTGAGCTAAATCAGACTCAAAAGGTAGTAAAAGCGAATTATGCAGCTGCAGATGGTGTTGTTGGAACTAATGTTTTGCTGCGACCTGGTAACACCATGAATATTAACTGGGGGACTGTTTCAGAGACTGCAATTGAAGTTATAGTAGTTGAGTTAAAGGATGAAAAGCTAACTGTTCATTGTGGAGTGTATAGGCCTGAAGTAGAAGAGTTGGAACGAGAACTTGGAGTTAAGATTGATATACAGGAAACAAGTTCTGTTGCTTGTTTTATGGATTGCCAGTTGCAGTGCCAGACATCTGACCAAGTTTCTACACTAGCTGATGAGTTTGAAGGTACAGGAGTGTTATGGAACGAGATTAACGGTACCTGGGCTATAAGTGGTGGTTACTATAAACAAACGAATACTGCATCTGCACACCATAAGAGTGTTTTGAAGTATTGTAAGTTTGCTGATGGTGAAGTGCAGGCAACATGTGTACCAAAGAATACATCAAAGGTATGTGGGGTGATAATGAGAAAGCAAGATGGTGCGGATACTTACTACTTTGCATGGCTAAACGTATCGACTGCTACAATAACACTATGGAAGATGATAGCTGGAACACCTGCCATGATTACCAGTTATTCTGACGGGTCAATCTTATATGATACTGCTTATCGGGTAGCTATGCAGATACAAGGAGATGCTATTCGGGTATTTCTGAATGGGGAAAAGTTAATTGATACTACCGACGGTTCAATCACAGGAGCAGGGACTGCAGGATTAATCTCATATGCTGGGGAACACTGGTTTGAGAGATTCGCTTTCTATCCTGGTCAGTTTCCATCTGGTTGTACTGAGACTTGCCAAACGGAATGTCAATTGGGAGAACAGATATGTGCAAGTACTGGTAATTGCGAATCTTCCTGTCAATCAACGCCATGTCAGTCACAAGATTGTGAAGCTGGTGGAATTTGTCAAAACGATTGTGAGGCCGGACATCGCTGCGAACTGACATGTGAATTTGCTTGCCAAGCAGGTTGTCAAATTTCAGAGGCATGTCAGTTAGCTTGTCAACCTGTGTGTCAGACAAGTTGCCAAGACTCTGGTACCTGCCAGGTGCAGTGTCAAGCAAGTGTACAGACTTGTGCACAGAGTGGACAATGTGAAAGTGCGTGTCAAGGTGCTTGTCAAGGTGTAGGTACATGTGAAGATGTATGTCAGACGGACAATCAAATGCATAGGATACTGACAGATTACAAAGCTGTATGGCATTGCAACGAAGAATCTGGTACTGATTTGTATGACTCTAGCAAGTATGGTAATCATGGCTCCGAGAATGGACCCACTACCATATATTCCGCTGGTAAGTTTGGTTACGGAAAGAAATACAATGGTTCGAGTAATTGGCACTCAATACCTCATTCTGCCAGCTTAAACATTACAGGCACAAAAATAACTATTATGGCATGGATAAAGACTGACGGTGGTGCTGGTAGCGGATACATAGTCTGCAAAAACCTTGATGCTATCGGTAACATTCAGTATGCGTTGCTTTGGTACGCTACTGGTCCTGTGTTGAGGTTTTATGCCGATGGTGCACAACGCGGTAATGACTCTGGTACACTCTCAACAGGTATACTGTATCATGTTGCAGTAGTGTATAACGGTACTGATGTACGCTTTTATGTTAACGGTGAACTATCTGGTACACCTGGAGCGTGGACTTCTCCAATTACTAGTACAACTCATCCGTTGTGTATAGGTAGACGAAATGCAGGAACTTACTATGACGGAATGGTTGACGAAGTATGTATCCTAAAGGCAGCTTTGTCAGCAGCTGAGATAAAGGCTATATATAATGCTTCAGAACTACCTATCTTTGTTTGTGAGCAAGCTTGTGAAAGTACATGCCAAGGAACAGAAGCCTGCGAAACAGGAGGCATTTGCCAAGATGCTTGTCAGCTTGGACACCGCTGTGAGTTGACTTGTGAAACAAATTGTCAAGTTGCGTGTCAAATAGATTGTGAGACTACTTCTGCTTGTGAGACTAGTGGAGTTTGCCAAGGTATATGCGAGACTGGTCATCAGTGTGAGTTGACTTGTGAAACAGACTGTCAGGCAGGAACCCAAATTTGTGCAAGTTCAGGAGCTTGTGAAAGTTCATGCCAGAGTACACCTTGTCAAAGTCAAGATTGCGAAGCAGCTGGAGTATGCCAAGCAATATGTGAAGCAGGACATACCTGTGAAACAACTTGTCAAGATGAGTGTCAGGCATCATGTCAAAGTGCTTGTCAGGTATCGTGTCAAATTGCGTGCCAAGTATCGAACCAAATTTGTGCAAGTACTGGAAATTGTGAAAATGCGTGTCAGCAAACGTGCCAGCAAGCAAAGGCATGCGAGTCTGGTGGGGTATGCCAAGGCATCTGTGAAACTGGACATCTTTGTCAAGTTACTGCTCAGATATGTGATGGAACCCATTCCTGTCAAACCTCTGGACAAGTTGGTCACGAAGGTTACACTGCAAAAAAGATTTCATGGACTAAAATACATGATACTGGAATGGGTTCAGAGCAGAAGGTTGAGGTTGGCTCATCATGGGACGTAATTCAGACTGCACTATTTACTCCGGGTTCTGATGCACAAGCTTTAACTGGTGTTTTGGTAAGATGGGAAAGAGGTACAGTTGGTGGTGGATATGCAGAGGTTCAGTTTGCGTTAGTTGAAGGGGTGAATACTCGACATACTTGGTATGCGTATGTGAGTGGAGAACATCCAGATGGGCAGGTTTACATAATGTTACCCCTGCTATTCCCTGGTGGCACGTACCTTTATGTGAAAGGTCGAACAGCTTCAGGGTACGTGTATGTTAAGGCTGAAATAGAAGTATATCAGAGTCCTGAACATAAACATATTTAGGATGAACAATAAGGAGGTAGAAAAATGGAATTGTTGAACGAAACATTTGAAGTAGAGACAAAGAAAAGCAAAGAATACACATTTGTTGCACAGAAAGGTCTTTCGGGAATGGATGTGTACGCCAAAGTTAACCCAACAGAGACCCAACTTTCACCAAGTGGAGTATCCATTGAAGTGACAAAGAAAGGAAAGATAGTTCGCGAGATACAACTGAAAAATGTAGCATTTGCCATTGGCAATGCTGAAGGTACCTACAAAGTAATAATTAAGAACAAGAATCCACTGACGGTGACAGGAACTGTAAGAGTAGTGACTGTATAATGGTCTGGCAAAGTCTCTCGTTGCACACGTCAAAGCGGTGCAGCCTGAGATGCAAATACTGTTTTCTAGATAAGAACCCTGAGGATGCTGACTGGAGTACACTAAAGGCAACCCTCGATTGGTGGTTCAAAGTTACCGGACAGAAGACTCATGTACACATCTTTGGGACAGAACCATTGATTCGGTATGACCTGCTTCAGAATGTGTTTGAGTATGCAGACTTGTTAGCAAAGAGAACTAAGAAAACATTGACTAAGGGTATTACTACGAATGGAGTAGGGATGACTAGAAGTGTAGCTAATTGGTTGACTAAGAATAAGGTGTCTTGCTTGTGTAGTATTGATGGCATGAGAGAGCAGCACGACAAATACAGAGTGTTTCCAAGCGGGAAGGGTAGTTGGGGTATTGTAAGTTCAAACTTTCGACGCTGGGTAAGTATGAACCCAAATGCTGAAGCGGCCATGACTGTAACACCAGATAGCATCCCGAAGCTTGCAGAGAATGTTGATGCTATCTACAAGTTGGGATTCTGGGCAGTTGCACTAAATAAATGTGTTGATTCGGGACCAACGTACACCAGTGAGGATTTTAAGGCTTTATCTCTTGCTTTCCGAAGGGTTAATGACTTGATTATCAAGTATGCTAAGAAGAAGGTGAAGAAACACATTATGTTCATCTCTAACATGACAATTAAAAGAGCTCAAGGACGAGCAGTGAAGAATATAATGACATCCTGTGGTGCGGCAAAAGGTTCACTTGCTGCAGACATTTATGGAAAGATATACATTTGCCATAGGGGAGTGTTCGATTACGGAACATTCGGGGTGGGCAATGTTTGGGATGGGTTGGATATGCAGAAGATTCAGGAGTGGCGAGCCAGAAGAAATAGTCATTGTCTGCACTGTAGAATGGTGGAATGTTCTCCATGCTATGTTATCAATTTTATTCGCAACGGAGATGTGATGAAGACTCCATGGGAATCATGTGTTTATAACGAGCTAGTACATGAGGCAAGTTATGACTTAGACAGACAGCTTAAGAGAGAGGGTTTGTATAAATGGTATTGTGGTACTCCTCTGAAACCTCATCCTGTAATTCAGGTGAGGCAGAGAAATAAACTATAAGGAGGGTGAGAAATGGACATATATCTACTGATGCTGATAGCTGTATGTGCTGGAGCAGCCGGTCGAACACTCTACCACTATCTGTTCAAAGTGCTAGACAATCCAGGACTGGCCTTTGATAAGAAATACATAGTAACAATGCTTATAGCTGTTCTTATGACCATCATGTCGTCACCATTGCTTCTATTGAATGTAACAATTCCTCAAGGGAGCGATGGTTATATTGCAATTGCTACATTCGCCATTGGATGGACTTCGAACGACGTATTGAATCCACCTGTGTCTTTGGCAGCCAATACAATTACGAAATTGAAGGAGCTCGTGAATAACAAATGAGTTCACTGACACCACAACAGAAGATTAACATATTAACCGTTGTGGTTATTGTACTCTTGATTGCTATGATAGGCTTCGCTTATGCTGCAGTTGTACAGACTTTGAGAATCCGGTCCGAAGGTGAGGTAAAGACCATTGGTGTCGAAGTGTATGCAGATGTTGGCTTGTTGATTCCAGTGAACAATATTAACTGGAGTGTCTTGGAACCTGGCGATGTTAGGAATTTAACAGTGTATGTAAAGAATGCTGGAAGTGCACCGTCTAATCTGTCTATGTGGACAGACGCTTGGAATCCACCTGTAGCTGAGACGTACATAGCATTGACATGGGATTACGATGGAACAATACTAGAACCTGGACAAGTTATACCTGTGGTGCTTACTTTGACTGTCGATACAAATATTACTGGTGTTACCAAGTTCTCGTTTGACATATGGATATCAGCAGAAGGGTAACACAACCACCCATTTTTTTAACTTAGTCGAAAGAAATAAGGAGGTGAAAATATGGAAGTTACATTGCCAGAATCTATTCTGAAGTCGACTGGTCTCATGAGTGAGCTCGTGGATTGGTTGAGTCAGAGAAAACGGCTGGAAATACTGTTGTTCCTGCACAGGCGTGGCACTGTTAAATGGTCAGATGCTCATAAGGCGATAAATGTAAATGACGGAACGTATCGAAGAGCTTGTCGAGAGTTAGAACGATTAGGCTTAGCCGTTACTATACCAATCGACCCAGTAAAAAACAGGTGGAGGCTAACGGACTTCGGATGTCTAATAACTGATGTCCTGCATCGCGCGATACGTGATATAGATGTCCTAATCAGGAGTGAGCACAACACCACAGGCAGAGAATGATTAGCTGTCGGAAAGGCTAGGCAGAAAAGAGTGGAGAGATGCGCACACGGCTCTCATTTCTCCTCTCTCATTCACCTCTTTCTCCTAGACCCGAAATCAGCTCCTTCTGCCTGCAACGGTGAATACCACTTTCCGTCCGTCCCTCTCTTTTTGTACATACCCCATCAATAACAGTTGATTCAGATAACCAGACTCAACTGCTCGCCTTTTTTCAGTATTCTCTGCGATTTCTGATGCAGTGGCCCTACCTCCAAGTTTATTTAAAGTTACGAATGTTTGGAATAATTGCTTCGGTAAGGCTAAAACTTCCTTAAGTGACAATCCGAATGCTACTCTATCCACTGGAGCAATATTTTGTCGGATAGATTGCAATAGCCTGCACACGCTGTCATTGCCTTCCTCTGATTCAGCACGAAATCTTTTTATCTCCTCAGTTAATCGGTCAATTGCTTTTACCATACTTTTATAGCTCACACTTTCACCTCCTAACTTTCACTGAGTCTTTTCACTCGTTCGATTTGTCTATCAAGCCAATTCGGTGCATCTACGTTCACACCGAGTTCCTTCAACTTTTCTAATGTCTCTACAATCTCCGTTGGTATCGGTGTCATGTTAAAATCGGCATCCTTTATCTGTCTGTTCAGTGTTCTCATGAGGAACGCAACTTCGTTGGAACGTTTCACTTCCCCAACGATTTTCTTCTGTTGAACTATCCGTTGGTTAAAGTGCTCTAAACGCTCCTGCAAGGTTGTTTTCTCAGTGTCCACATCTTCTAACTGTCTAAGTACCTTCTGTCTTTCCGTGAGAAGTATCTCGAGTCTTATCTCCTCATCACTTACAGTTGGTGAGGACACGGCAGCTTTGAGAATCCTCTCACACACCTGACTCATATTTATGTTGAGTTCTTTGCAGCGCGCGACAAGGTCTTCATCTAAGTAGAGAGTTGTTGTCTTCTTCCTTCCCAAATGTCACACCTCCAATCCTTCCACAAATATCATTTCCTCGGGTAGCTGGTCGATTGAAAAAACTGACGTTTCTACCACTCTGAATTCGACCGGCTCAGACCAAAGGAATTTTGGACTTCTGCGTAGTCGCTTATGAATTCGCTGGTACTTATCGTAACCAAAGCATTCACCCAGCAGAGGTCTAAAGTCTGTTAAGATGGGAAACATCTTACATCCATACGGGCGAGCGCCGTATATAGTGCAATGGTTCTTCCATTTCTCCGTGTTTAAGAGAAACGGACACTTATCACCTTTGTACAACTTGTAAGTCTTCTCGCCAGCGTCCCCTAAGTACTTATTGATAAAAGAGGCCAAACCTTCGACGGAATCACTATAACCGAGATATTTGCTGACTCTCTTCAGGTCAAACGGACCCCATTGTGCACCAATCTTACAACACTTTCCACAACGTTGACACTCGAATGGTATGAATATATCTCCGTCGGTGAAATGCATTATACATCCTAGGATTAAGCCTTTTTTCCTATAGTCCTTAGACGTCTGAAGTTCCATTTACATTCTACCTCTTTATCCTCTTATCATCCCACTTCACAGGTCTCTCACTCTGGAAATCATCACAGAACTTATTCCAGAGATTTATGAGCCGTATATCCAAGTCATGGCAATACTTACTTCTGCCATCACACTTCTTCCCAGTGGTTGCACATATTCCCATTTACTCACACTCCTCGCAGCGACTTCGCAGCACATTCGTCGGCAAAGCTGCACAAGCCTTCTTACTCGATTCTTCGCACCACTTATCGTAGCAGTCCACACGCCATTCACAATTATGGACTTTCTCTGCAGGACATTTCATAAAGTAACCTAAACAAGGCGGTTTCTCACTCATTTTTTCTCCTCCTTCTTTTTCTTTCCTCGTAGTTCTTCCGATAACACGAGCCCTCCGTCAGCAGTAGGTCTAAGTACCTTCATCCTCACAAGTTCGTCAATGAGCTGTTGCGATTGTTTCCAGTCCTTACCGAATGAGAGCAATTCATCCTTTAGTTCAAACCTACCCATATATCCTCCGTGCTCTCTCATAACGAGGAGTACTTCTGCATACTCGCTCCCTCGACGGATAGTATCTCTATACCGTGCCTCTTCGAGAAGAAGTCTCTCAATAGTCGGGTCGACTGTAACATACAGCTCGTGGTCGAATCTGCCTCTCATAATTTGATATCCCATTATCTGATGGTCATAGAGTTGCTCTTCCCAGTGAGAGAACTTGTGGTCATCATATAACTTGTATACAGTCGAATCGAAGTCAACTTTTTCTATACCTTTAACCTTCTCCTTAAGTTGCTTTATCTCCAATCTAATTCTATCCGTCCGAACAGGGTTGAATCGCTTATTCTTCGCAGCTCTCCGTGCTAGCTTAATCTGCAGCAAGTCTTGTTTTGTCGGGATGAAATAGATGAAAAGAAATCTCCTCGCCATTCCGCGTCGTAAGTCAAATCTTGCAGGCTGCGTCCCCACCCATAATGTAAGAAACGTTTCGTAACCTATCGGACCAGCTGCAAGGTCTTTATAAACCCACCCGGAGTCAAGTGCACCGAGTAATGCCGGGTCAAGTTGCTTACTGTGCTCCTGTTTCAACATCTCAGAGATTGCTGAGAACTCCTCTATTCCGATGATTGAAAAACCGTGGGTTCTACAAATGCCAGGCTTCTCTACAGTCTTCCCTCCATCGAATCTTGTCGTACCTACGAAGCCAGCTTCTGTCATCGCACCTTTCATCACACCTTCTATGCCCGAATCCTGTAGAAGTGCTTGCGTCCCTCGGAGATATTGCTCGAGCCAGAAAGTCTTCTCTCCACCTGGCGGAGCGATAAACATCACGTGATTACGTAAGTCAGGCGTACGCCTACCGAGGAAATATATATGATTCTTCTTATTGTGCAGGTTAAGCAAGTGCGAACCGATGGAGCAATTGTAAAACGGCGGGAAGCGGTCAACATGACAGCATCCAGCATCTTTGAGCTCTGCAAGTATCATCTCATATACATCTGTCATATTGGTACCTCTCCTTTCGGTAGTTGTAAACAAATCTCCCCGTTGATTAATCTGATAACCGGATGTTTCCCGAGGGATAACAATCGCCAATAAGTGTCCATAAGAGAGAGCCAGTACTGTGGAATGATTAAAGTTGTCATATGTTCGCTAGCCCCTTCATCTTCATGAATGTCTTCTCCCCGATACCTTCCATGACTAGGACTTGTGATGGATTATACTTTATCGCGTGCAGCACTCCAAACAGCCCGCCGAATTTCTTAACCAATCTTATCGCTAACTTAGGTGAGATATCCAGAGCTCTCGCCACAACAGCAACTGACCGAACTCGACTGTACTCTTTAAGTTTCTTCCTCTTTGGCATCAGCAATTTCCCCTCTTCGACCTTCTCCGCCACCTTTATAATTTCTTCGAGCCATTCTTCCGCAGGTTGCTCGGTCCAAATTAAATTCATATCATACCTGACTACAGTCGCACCAATTGCGCCGTAAATCGAATTCCTATTGAGCGTCTGTTTGCGCTTAGCGAACTGCTCCTCCACGGTCACAATCTTACCTGTGACCAAGAGGAATCCAATACGCTTATACGCAGAACACTGTGCATACATTCTGTTAAGTTGTTTGAATAACCTCGGAGTTTCTCCGCGTCTCGCGAATATAGAGTTAACCAAGTCGCCGACATCTTTTCTCTCAAAGACACACATCGGTGATGCAAAGTCTCCAACAGTCAGTGCCATCTGCTTAAATCCTCTCTTTATCGCAAGCTTCCGAATATCTAATGGCTCGCGTGAATCAACAAACATCTTCAGCATATTTCCACCTCCAGCTAATACTGTACCCACATCGACCACAGTGAGCTCCTCCAGTTGTGCAGTATAGTTCTCGTGAACCACATCTGGGACAATATTCCATTATTCTTTCTTCCTCCTTCTTCTCCAACTATCCGTGTGACTATGATGGTCTTCGCACCTTAACTCCTTCCCCTTCGGATTAAAGTACTCCTTACTATTCGGTCTACTTCTCTTCCCGTATGGGACTATGTGGTGGATTTGAATATTCGCCGTGCCACCACACACGACACATTTTCCGCCTAGTAAAAAAATGAGGCGATTACGCATCCGTCGATATCGTTGCTTGTCATACTCCCGTTTTCTCTGCTTGTCCTTGTACGGCATGGTTTAATGGCTTCCCACAGAACGGACAGATTGTAACACCACCGGCTGTTGCTGGTGATTTCACTAACCACGGTGGAACCGGTGAGTAACAATGTGGACATCTCACGTACTTCTTCGGAGCTTCACTTGACAGGGTCAACAACTCCTGCGGCATCGAACCCTTTCTTTCTCTGTACACAGGCATTACACTTCCCACAGGGATGTTCTTTGCCTTCATAGCACGACCAAGTCTTCTCCCATGGAGTTCCCAGAGCTTCTCCTCGCAGGACTATCTCACACTTCGTATCATCTATCAGTGGTACAACAACATGTGGTTTATCTCTTGAGCCGTATCGTAACATTACATTAATTGCATTAACATACGTAGGTCTTGTATCTGGGTATCCTCCACTGTCAATCCAATTGAAGCCTGTGTAGATTTCCTTTGCTCCAACGACTTCCGCTACTGCCGCGCATAGTGCGAGGAAGATTGTATTCCTCATCGGTACGTATGTAAGTGCGCTGCCAGTCTTCTCCCAGACATCTTCATCCTCCTCATGTTCAGGCACATCAATGGTCTCGTTCGTTAACGCGGAACCACCAATTTGTCTAAGGTCAATCTTTATCACCTTATACAGTACATTATAGTGCTTTGCGAGTTTCGCTGCCGCATTCATCTCTTTCTCGTGTCTCTGTCCGTAGTCAAAGGTTACTGCGAGAACATTCACTGCGTCGTGATGTCTCACTGCTAATCCAAGTGCGACTGCACTGTCCATTCCACCACTAAGCATTACTATTGCTTTCAAGACTTTTCACCTCCCTTTACGCTTTTCTTTTCTGTTTCCTTCGTTTCCTCGGTTTTCGGAGGCTCTACAACTTTAGGTACCGGTGTAGGTTTAAGGAATGCTAGTAGCTCCTCCGAAAGTTCCTTCTCCAGTTTCTTCACTGTCGCAGTTATCTTCCTTTCCTTTGCTTTCCCGTCAAGTCCAGTCGTGTTTACGGATTCGAACTTCTCTGCTGGAAGACTAACTGTCACTCGTGTTGTATTTGCCGCCGTAATTACTTTCTTTACTTCATATTGCATATTCTCACCTCCTTGTTCCATATATCAACTTTAGTGCCTCGTTTCTCGGTGGTTCAAAGTTGAGAAAGACCCCCCGTACTGCGTTTGTCACGGTGTACGCATTCGTATGTGCTGGCATACCGTAATCAAACTTTCCTCCGACTAACATGCAGGTATGCGTCCCTTCGATAACTACCATGCATCCAAGTGGTTCGAGACATTCATCGATTACATCTGCCAACTCCGTATTCATTCCCTCCTGTATCTGTGGTCGCTTAGATATCGCTCGAACAGCACTAACGAACTTTGAAAGTCCGACAATCTTCTTGTGCGGAATGTACGCGATGTGTACTTTACCAAAGAACGGCCAGAGATGATGACAACACATAGAGACGAACTCTATATCCTTCACGATTACCATCTCACCGTGTTCGACAGACAATGGTCGCTCAAAGAACTTCCTAATATCGATGCCAACTCCTGCTGTCATGTCCTTATACAGGTCAACAATCCTCCTCGGTGTCTCCTCCAACTCGTCAGTGAGCTCTATGCCACAACATAGCAGTAGGTCTCTCGCTTTACGTTCCTTTTCTTTCTGTGTATGCTCCAACTATTTCACCTCCAATAACTACCCTCGTAATGGTATTTGTGTACGGTTGCAAGACCATACAGAATCGAACTCCACTTTGCAATCGTTACATTTAGCCTCGACAACTAGTTCACCCATCTCTATGTCAAATCTCACTTCATGCAAATGCAGTTCAACATCTTCGGACCTGCATCTGGGACAAATAACCATTTAATCACCTCCCTCTCGCTCCGTGCCATAATAGCTTGTGTAACTGAGGAAGTATGCGAATATTCCGTCCGTTCTCCTGCACCCAGCTGATAATCTTCTTCATCAGTTCGAGGTCATTATCGACAGGCTGAATACATACCTGTTCGAAGTTATACTTATAATCAAGTCGTTTCACTACTGTAAAGTCTGTTTCGTTAGCTACGACGAACTTAAACTCTGCGATACCTGTAGCTCTGAATTCCTTTATTATAGCAGTGCTGAACGTTTCGCCGGATGAGGGTAACTTCGGGGAAACTACCCAGTGAGTCGGCGACCATTCCTTCGATGGACTCTTCGTACAGTTCGTCTCAATATGTACTTTCATGTAGAAGAGCCGCTCCATTAATTCAGTTAAATTTTGAACAAGTGGCTCTCCGCCTGTAATGACCACCATCGGTTGCTCTAGTCTCAACACCTCTCTCGCGATGAACTCCTCAGATAGTTCTAAATGGTCACCTCTATATGCATACTTCGTGTCACACCATTTGCAACGCAAATTACATCCATAGAGTCTTATAAACGTACACGGTGTACCTATGTAGAACCCTTCACCCTGTATAGACTTGAATATCCCACCTCTCACGATTTTAAGCAATCCCATACCTCCTCGAATAATAACCTGAGTACCTTCCACCAAGACGGCGTACGAAATGTCCAAGAAAGTGTCACAGGCTTGTCAACGAAGTCCAACTTAATTCGAACATTCTCTGGGGTTAACACTATATGGTCAGGTAATGGCATTCTACTTAGCTGTCGCTTTAACGCCCAATAGAACACCCTATCCTTTATCATCTTCTTTCTCTCCTGTTAACCTGCCTTAATCAAGAATAGCAACACGCATATCGTTGCAATAACAGTACACAAGATATAAAGAACCCCATAATCTCCACAGTCGGATATCTCTATAAGAGCGTCTAAATCAGGTTTGTGTTTGTCGTTTTCTTTTTGTTTCTTCATCTTTATTTCGTCCTTCCGTATTTCGCTCTAACTTTTCAATCACCCAGTCGGTACTATCCACGATGAACTTCACGAATCTCCGTACGGCCCATTTGAGCACCTTCCGGATGAGTTTCCACATCAGACCACTGCTCCTTGATTCGGTCCCTCACAAAGCATGAAGCCCACATTTTTAATTCCATGAACCATCAACAGTCTTTTCTGAATCTCTTTCGAAATGTCTTCTACTGTTGGAATGCCGTCAACTGTAACGATGTTTAAATGTACACCGAGCCCTTTGTCTACAATTACTGTGTTTACCTCCTGCCAATATAATTCATCTCTCTTCGATATAATCAACGCATGGTCGAATTCTTTAATTATTGTCTTAATAATTCCGAAGTCAACGAACTCTCCTTCTTCACATTCTATAACCATATCTCTCACGAAATACGTGTGACCATGTAATGCTCCACACTTCGGGTGCTCCGGTATATAATGTGCGGAGTTAAACGTCAACTCTTTTATATACAATGTATTGAGCAATCTCTCACCTCCATTCTTTTCTGTAGTTTCATCGTCCGATATTTCTTCTTCCGACGAGACTTATCCATATCCATTCGGTCAAATCGCGCTTCTGTTCGGTAGGTTAACTCTCGCCGTTTAGTTTTTCCCATTTCTACCACTCTTCGTCTTCTTCATCTTCCCATTCTTCTTCTTCCTCTGTCACAGTTGATTCATCCTCTTCTTCTTCCTCTGTCATGCGGCTATCACCTCCCTGTGGTTCTGCCAGCATGGGCAGTCTAAGATATACGAACAATACCGACAGAAACGTGACGCTCGGCAAGGGAAATAATTATCCTCATGGGCTTGACGAAAATCTCCCACCCACTTCCTTACCCGTCTAACCGTGGAGTATTTCACTTCCTCGCTCCACGACTTATTCAACTGCGGATTATAGTAACCGATGTAATTGCACGGCCAGTCAAACTTCCCTGACCGGTTTATTCCCATGTTATAGAAAGTCAACTCATCGCGCATCTTACTCTCCATGAACCACTTGCCCGTTTTGTACTCTATATTCATAAGAGCCTTACACACTGGCAACCGGTCAATCCTATCAATCGTATAAGTCGAATCACCGAGGTCTAACTCTAACTCCGTTGCAATAGGTTTCCAGTAGATTATCGCAGCATCTGGTCCGACCATAAAAGCTAATCTTACCCATTCTCCTGCCTCCCATTGAAGGAAGTTCCACATCCATTCACGGAGTATGGCATTCTTCTCGGGCAAAAATCCTCGAAGGATTGTAAATACACTTTCCTTTGTTCCACATCCCATAAGTCTCTCAACATCCACTTCGTCGAAGAAATTCTTCGCGAGCTTATGAAATGCTCTGCCGAATTGCATCTCCACTCCATTAATCAACGGTCGGTTCAAGAGCCATCTCTGTTCATAAAACCTCGGACAGATTGCCCACATCATGAGCTTGCTCTTACGAACCACAACCATGTTGAGCATCTCGCAGTTACATATTCCCTGAACCTCTATTTAACTTTTTGGGTGCAAATGTTCATTCAGCATACTCCACAGGCCCTAACGCCTGTAAACCTCTATTCGTACCTGTTAGCTTCAATATTCGTGACCGTGGAAAGTATATCGGATGTGAGTTATCGAACTCCTCAGGAGGTAATATCTTCATATCCCAGATGTATGCAAACGGGCAGATGTGTGAAAGTCTGTCTGAGAATACGGTGTCTACCGCCTCAATCGGACATCTGTCGCAGAAGAAGAAATCTATTGCTTTGTGTATCGCTCTACCTAGGTCCATTTTGACAACTTCAACTCCTTTGTTTCCTTCATTTCAAGAGGCCTTGACTTCACTTCGTGATGTAGGACAACCTTCCCTTTGAACTTCTTTGTCTTCTTCCCTTCGGTAACCTCCTCCCAATCTACACCGATAGCGTTGAAGAGGGGTTTGAAATGGTTCGTCAATACCAATCCTCTCATCTTCTCCCAGTCTACGAACGGGTAGAGTTCATCTGGCATCCTCTCATCGGTCTCGGTCAAGCAAATAACATCTGTATCACAACCTCGCTCGGTTTCTGCCAAAGCGTTAGTCTTAAATTTCCTTCCCTCTGCGTACTTCCTCTTACGTTCCTCTCTCATAAGGTCTTTAGTTTTCGCTCCCTTAATCTTCTTCTTCGTCGCAGTCGTCCTCCGACCGAGCATCCAGAAGAGTAACGGCTTCTTATCCTCGCGGAAAACCTTCCCGAAACGCTCCGTCATGTAATCGCAGCCATCCTTCCAAGGGTTACGTGCTATATACTTCTCCTCATGCAATCCCCTCGGTAGACCGATAGTATTCATCAGCTGTTCAGGTAATGTCATCCATGCATGTTTAATGAGTGCCTTTGCTCCTTCCACTTGTTTCTTCACTAGGACTAACTCCAACCATCGTAACATCAATCTTCTCGTATATGATGGCGTACTACTTCTCCTCGGTGCAAGTCCGACAACGTAAAGATTATTATTCTTATCCGTATATGCATACCTTTTCTTCGCCGCTGTAATCCTTCCTCTCTTCTTCTCAATCTTCGGAACGAATATAATCCGTCTACAGTATTGCTCATACTTCGCCTCGATGTTGAATGTCGCTCCTGCCCTCCACGCAATCCTCTTAAGTGTCTTATTAACTATTGTTTCAATCACCCGGCCTTCTTCTGGCATATCTGTGCGAAGTTGTGTGAAGAGTGAATCCGTATCACCGTATCTTACTTTATATCCTCCTTTCTCACAATCTATCTTACACTCGAGTAACGCTTTCCTACCGAGGAATGTTATTGCCCTCCTCACAGCATCACTGTACAATCGGAAGTTCTCATAGCCGGTAACTCCGTAGTAACTGCACGCGAGAAACTTGTGAAGCGTCTCCAACATCTTATTCATTTCATAGTTAGGATGTGTTGGAGACATCGTTCGCAGTATTGCCCTATACTTCTCCCTCTCCTCCATGTCGTATCGTACTGCTTTCGGCAAGATTCCTTCTGGTTTCCGACGAAAGTGCATTACCGTACCATCTTCCATCGGACCGACAATAATGTCATCCCACCGCCAATCCTTCGAGTCGGCAACAAATGTCTCAGGCGAGAGGTTATACACCCGAATCAACATGGGGTACAGGGCTTTCTCGTCTATTATTACAATGTGTTCATGAATCCCTATGTCAGGGAGGAGTACTATCGCTCCTTTCACTCTATGCTTCTTTCCGTACTCTCTCGTCGGTAATGGCGCATCTCCACGAAGTCTAAGTAATCGCGTATCTATCAACCGCGAGTTATGTATAGCAAACTCGAGAGGAAGACCGACTATCCTTCGGAGCCTGTCGAAGTACGCAACAAGTTGTTTCTCCTTATCGAGAATATACAGTGCGTACGCATCCCCCGCACAATACTCCGCCCATTTAAGAGGGTGCTTCGAACGACTCTCTCTTACCTTATCGCCAAGGTCAACATAATAAAACCCGCACTCTTTCTCCATAACCAAGTGGAAGTCGAATGTGCTTGTAAAATCCTTCCCTGGTATGACTCTCTTTGCACCTTGCCTCCCTCCGGCCCACTTCCTATACATCTTGTAGAAGTCAATCATCGAGATACCTTTCACTCGCGATACAAGCCGCCATTTCTTTACCTGAGGTGTTCCTACCTTCCTAGCAATATCCTTTCGCACACCTCTCTGGGGTTTGAACTTACTCTCCGTGAGTCCGAACGGCGAGAGACGTTTCAAAACACTATGTAACTGCAACTTCTCTCCGCGTCTAATCCAGTACGGCCAATCAAACCCATCGGAGTAGTAACCCCCTGCTGCATCGAAGTCTTGCCAAACCGACCATAGTGTAGCGTCATGAATCATCGGTCTCTCTTCGTCATATAAGTAAATCGTCGGTTTGACTTTCACATCCCACTCTCTGCCACCGAGCTTTCTATGAAACGTAATCGGTAGTGTTATGGCATTCTTACAGCCAATGAATCCTTTAGGAATCGGTAGCTCCTCTGTGATGGGTAAATCCGTTTTAAGCATAAAAAGCGTGAGGTCTTTCGTGTAGTTATTACTGAACTGAAAACTCACAATCGGCCAGATAGGGTCCCTTGGTTTCGCCATAATCTCAGGCGGTGTCTCCACTTCGATGTCGAAATAACCTTTCTTCGGCGGGATATCTAAACTCGGTGCAGCGAAAATCTCTCCATTCTCTAAGCCGTAACCGCACTTTACCCCTTTGTCGAGCAAGTACCGCCACTCGAAAAGTATGTCTGCCTCGCAGTGATACTTAAACTTATCTCGGAGTCTCCTGACCTCACTCGGCATTACTGTATCTACCCGTTGAATCGAGTCTCCGAAGAGATTCTTTCCCGCTCCTGTTCCATTCGCCCAGAAGTGAGGAACCTTTCCGTCGATTCGATGTGACTGCCTCACTCTATTCTTATCCCTACTACGGAGAAATATTACGGGCTTGCCACCTATCGGATGATAGCCCTGATTCATAAGGTCGAATCTATTCATGCGTTTTTCCTCGCCTCCTGTTCTTTCTTCTCCTTCGCGAGCTCTGCATAATACTCTCCTATAGTTAAATGACTATACGCGGGCATCGTATAATCATCCAATGGAGTTACGAAGTCAAAGAATATCATCGGGTCACTTAAGATAATGTCTATACGCCCTTTCTCGTTTATCCATGTCTCAAGATAAGTTGCGAAGCTATCTTGGTCTTCATCATCCCAAAAGAACCAACCATGTACGATGCTTATCCATTTAAGGTTGTCAGTTCCTCCACTATTATAATCAACCTGTGGATAGCCGTAATCCTCTAACCCTATGTTGGAGCCTGTAGTCACTGTAAGAGCTATCTTATCTTCTTTCATTCTTCTTCCTCCTATGAGCGCCCCAATATGTTCGACATCTTATCAGACACATATCACAATTCGTCCCTGCACACATCTCAACCATCACTTTACTACCTCCTTTGTCCGTTTGGTCTATGTTGTCGTAGTAGTCGTAGTAGTCGTAAATTAAACACTATGTGCAACCTCCAAGAGCTTGTTGATGTTCCAGCGCAGAACATCAAGATACGGTGCAGTTAACTTAGTGTACTCAAAATTACACCTCTTCCCTTCGTGCTGTCTGAACACATCGATATACTTCCCAGCGAGTGCTGCGGAGAACGGCATCGATGTATCAACGGAACGAATGAGTCCCTTCGGGTAGCAGAGGAGCTCGGCGAGTAAATCGCAACCGATAAGATGGTGCTCCTTATTTTTCGCGAGCCATCCTTTGCTGTGTAAGTAGTTGACCACCTGTGGTCTTAAGTGAAGTTGCTTCTCTAACCATATCGGAAAACACAGTACATCGAGCTCCGGAATCTTTGCGAACTCTAGATAACACGCAATAAAGCTCTCAGCATTGAACCCTTGTGGAACCGCTGCGAACTTCAAACCATACTTCGGGTGTTTCGCATACTTCCCAACGAACTCCATAGTTGAGCTGATATCATTAATCACATCAGGTAGGACTATCTCATTCGCTCCCATCTGTTGTGCAAGTCCAACAAGTTCATCCATATCCAGTGGTGTACCTGTCTCGTACGTGCCGTTATCTACCATCTTATACTTGTTCTCATTAACAAAGAACTCTGTCGCGTTCTGCGGTAGGATGAAATGTATATCACCGAACCTTGTGTACTCCAAAAGATTCTTCGGTGCGATTAATCCGACTTTCACACTTTAACCTCCTTTACAACTAGTTCTCGGTAGATTTATCTTCTTCGTAAGACGTTCGTGTACCTTTTCTGCGTAATTAGCTAAGTCCATCATTTCTTCAGCAAGGACTTTGACAGTAGACTCATTGATTGGTATGTTGGCTGCTCGCGCTGCTTTGAATCGTATCTGTTGCAGAATCATATCTAACGGGCAGGTGTCATAGAACTTTTTGTACGTTTGATTTCGTCCTTTAGTAATCCGTTCGCGTTCATCGTTAAATGTGTTCATTTCACTCCCTCCTCATAACATTTCATTCCAAATAGCTTCAATCTCGGTTTGGTTTTCAACCTTTACTATTTTCCTACAGCGTATTGCCCAAACGAACGGTTTGTCTCCACACGGTTGATATAGTGAAAGTATCTCCCACCCGTGGTCTCTTAATATCTTTAGAATTCTATCCACAGGACCCTGCTGCAAGTCTACTTCAACATGGCGGATGTCTTCTTTCTGTAGGAACCGGACGGTATATTGTATCATATTCTCACCTCACTTTAACCTCTCGTAACTGCTAAACTCCTCGAACTTCTCTACATCGATTATCGGAACGTACCCGTGCTTCTGTTCATCCGAAGTCTTAATAGTCAAGTTCTCCATACCGATGAACTTTCCGAGTCGCTCCTTGTAGCGCACTACCCAAACTACTGTTACGTCTACAGCAATCTGCCCGATGTAATAGAGGTCTTTAAACCTGTAAATCCTGTTTGCTCCGAATAGCATAAGGTCTTGTAGTGTAGACAACCAAACTGCAACAACTTTCACTGTGACTCCTCCATAAGTATGTGGGGATGTCCTCTCAGGGACTTACGTACCTCTTTACCTATCAGGGTGCTTCTACTCTGCCCTTGTTGAGAACATCCCCTGCATGGCATGCAACATGATAAGTTCATAAACTCACCAACACCTTATGAGTGTTTAGAAACTCGTTTGGAAAAAGTTCTCTAGCATAGAGTAGTGCAATTCTTGCCTTTTCCTTCCATTTGGAACCTCTACGCTCAATCCAGTATTGTCTAAGACCCATTTTCGCGTCGTCTTTAAGGTCGTAGATTGATGTTATAAGTTCAACTTCCACAGCTTTCTCTCGACTCATTTACACACCTGCCAGTTGCTCCCAGGCGAGCATTCTTTGCATTGAGCTATATGCGTACTGCTGTAAACCTTCTTGTTAAAGTAGTCATCCTTCAGAACCCAGATGAATACCTCTCTTCCACACTTCTTGCACTTGTTCAACACTCGCTCGCAGACATCCTGATTGATAATCTCCTCTAGTGCCTTCGTGAGAGGTTTCCCATACTTCTTCTTAATCTCCTCAGCGATGTCTCTCCGTATCCAAACGCTCTCTATCACCCACTCGCTCACGTCTTTTGTGCTCATCTTGTCGGCTCCCCTAAGTATCCGCCTTTTGTAGAATCGCTATTGAATCTTGCTCCCTCTGGCGTAGCATATATAGCATCTCCCAGTCGGCGAACAAAGAAATGATGTCCATCAGCTGTCTTCACCCAGAAGCAACCAGCATGGCGTATGGGCAATCTCTTCCCTTTGTCAGAAGTGACTTTCGTTTGCAATATGTTCTCAAGAACCATCTTCTCTCTCTCGCTAAGTCTTACCATACTTTCACCCCCAAGTCCTCTTCTAACTTATCAAGAACCGCTTTAAACGTAATATCCGTAAACACTGGTCGCCATCCTTTCTTGAATCTACACTTCGTCACGAACGCCTTGTACTCTACTGGTTTCCCAGGTGGCTCGAACCTCTTAGCATGGATAACCAAATCGAACCTATGTGGAAGTGCTCTCTCTACTCTCGGTCTGAACGTCCCTGTCGAATCCCCACTAACATAAACATCCTGTGGATGTGCGGTGCAAATCAGATGGACTGGTTTTGCTAGCAACCGGAAGATTATCGTCTTAATCCTGTGTCTCGCTTTCGGCCAGTTGAAACGCAAAAGTTGTCCAGTGGATTTTGCTTTCACGCCAACTCCCTCCAGCCATTCCTGTATCCAGTCCCAAATGTCTGTCAATGAGTCAATCACTACTACTCCTGCGATAGGATTCTCTGGTGTAACTTTGTCTGTAAACTCCTTAATCGCTGTGAGCTGTCGCTCCAAGTTCGTTAACGCTACAAACGGGTCGGGCATATCACTATTCGGGTCAAGGTACGTTGCATCACTCCAGTGTATCTGTTTGAGCTCTTCCTCTGAGAAATGCTGGAACAACGGTGGTGCTCCTAGCTCCGTATCCCAGTAGAACACAGGTGGACATACTTTCACTGCACTGAGACAAAATCCTGACTTCATCGTATCCGTATCACCGAAGATAAGTACTTTCAATCCAGTCTTGTGTGTCGCAACGACATCAGCTTTCTGGAACACCTTATCTACCGTTTCGGCTGGTCCTGCTCCCCATCCCATACATCTCACCTCCTCACTCTATATTAATTTCCGTTACCAAGTCGAAATCAATCTTCCAGTGCTTACCAACCACTTTTGGTATCGCGTCTCCCATTGTGCAAACTGTATCTGAACCTATTTGAATATAGATGTTATCCACGCTAAATCCTAGCTCTATAGCTTTTTCACGTAACTTCTTAAGTTTTTCGCGCATAGTTGCTTCGTTCACATTTATCCCTCCTAACCCTCATGTTGACAGATGTGTGCTGTCACACTACTCACACCTGCTTTATATCCTTCCAAGTATGCTTCTGAAACAATTGCGTTCTTCGCTAACTGTCGGAGGAGTGCAAACTCCGCGGACGGATATTCAACTTGCGCGTGGAGACCTTTCTGTTTCCAGCTATCCTTCTTCTGGTCATTTATTCCAGAGAGAACTCTCTCAAGCGTACTACCAGACAAAGTTCCATTTATCGCTTTCTCAATAGCGCTTTGCCTATTCTTCATCAAAGTTCGTAGGAACTTCTTGTGCTCCTCATATGGGTTTTCTGAGAACGTCTTGTAGTGACACTCGAGACACAACAACCGGCAATTTTCCATCTTAATGTTCGAATTATCTCCATCAGCATGATGTCTATGGAAGCCTTGAACCAATGGATTGAAGCACGTGCTGTTTGCACACACTCCATCTTGTTTCTTAAATACTTCATCAACTATCCACTGTGGAAAGTTCTTTCTTGTCTTCTCGCTCATACATTTCACCTCCAGCTCTCGAGTGGTCATACGTTGGCAGGTCGGTAACATGGTCTCTGCGGAGACCGCTCATGCTGAGTTTTCACAAGACCACATCCTGAGGGTCACTCAGGCAAGTCATGTCTCTGGGGCTATGCGTTGGGTGCCAGAGCTCTCAGCATAGGAGTTTCTTTCACCTCCCTCGTAGAGCGCATCACTCTACTAGTTACCCCGCTGTGCGGCCACTTATACCCCGTTCGTTACCTTATGAGGGATTATCCCACATTGGTATGCCTACCTGTGCAGTCTAAAGGACCTTCTTGATTCGGAGTCTTCCAGGTGTGTTACCTAGTCAACCCATGCCTTCAAGAAGGGGGTGTTTCCTTCATACTTTTGCAGTGGGCCTTTGTTGGGCAGCTTCTCGGTGCTGCGACCTCCCTAATACAACCCTCTCCGAGCCGGTCCGGAATCAAACCCGAACCAGAGGGTTGCCTCGCTTGCCGCACGGATTCCCGAGCTGCCTCTCAACGAGGGCATATGGGAAGCACGGTACTCGAGGTCGTGCTTTCAGCCATGTACTAAGTAACTGCGTCCTGCATGAGGTGGCGTCTTACGACGTAGGCCTCTCGACAGCTACGCAATTACTCAGCCCTTTCTCCTCACCAGGTGGGGCTTCCAACGACCTTTCACGGATGATGCACAGCGTACCGACCTGACCTCACGCGCGCATACGTGTGTAGTTCATCCAGGTTTTCAAGGCCAGGAATCTACCTTTTTCACAGCGACTTTGGTTCGGTCGTGCATTATGGACATGCTCTTTAATCGGATTATTTAGCTGCACATCGACCTATCTCGGCTGGGGTGAGCCAAACCGAGTTTAGTTTAAATAATGGGAAGGTTAATGGTGTCCTGGTTAGCGAGGCTAAATGCCAAAGTGACTCCCTCAAACTTACAACTCTAAGGCTGAGATGGTCACTGGAGTAGCTTTCTCGACCAGAACATCCATTTCATCTCTGTACTTACTGTACTGGTGTCGCTTCTGGCATTACGACAGTCTGCTCCTCTGGCGCAGTTCTGAATATCGGTATAGCCCATATGGCTACGGCATTCAAGTTGACTCTCTGTACGTCTGGTAGCACCTCTCTCTTCTCCCGATCATACCCTGGTCCAATGTTCGTTCGGCCAACTACATAGACTCTCGAATCTGGTCCGAAGGTATCTATGACATGCTTCAACTCCGTTGGTACCCAGCAAGGTGTTCCCTCTGCTCCAAGGTCTTCTTTGCTTACATCCTCCAATACCATCATGTAACTCCCGTAATCCGTTGGTGTCCTGTTTATCCAAGTCACGTCAGCTTCGACGATGACTAGCCGTCTCTTGTCGTTCTTGTTTGCATTATGCCAGGCCATCAGTTCGTCTAACGAGCTTTTCAATGCTTCCGGCGCTGTTTGGAATATCTTGATTATCCTCTCCGTGGTTATTGGTTCATACTCCGGAAGCACTATCGGCTCAAACCGTGCCTGTGTTGACCAGTTCATATGATATATATTCGGCGTATCACTCGACAAGTTCAACCTCGTTCGGAATCCCTTTCCGAGTGGCGGCATTGGTAACTCATTCGGGTCTCCTGCATTGCACATCGTTGCGAGGAGTTTGAAATTCCCTCCCCCCGCTGGTCTACCGAAGCTTAAGAGAGTTCGAATATACCTCGGAAGTAACGGCTTTCCATAACTCGGGCTCTTTCTTCCTTTGACATTCTTCTCCGGGTCAGGTTTAACCATCCATTGTCTAGTATCTAACGGTGTCCCTGCTGGATAAACTTTGTCGCCGAACTGTGTATCCTCTCCGAGGACTTTCTTCTCAGCAACTGCTTGTGCTCTTGTCTCTTCGTTTGCATATAAATCCGCTTTCTCTTCCCTCTCTGAACGTGTTACGTCAATCGCTCCTGAGAGGCCCAGAGTGATGTAGTCGTAAGGTTTTGCTGGTGAACGCAGTGACGATTTAATCTTAAGGTAAACTCTGTGCCTTGCGGTACTGTCATACCACTCGGCAGTTTTCCCTGCAACGCCTTGTTTGAATATCGCTAGTTGCTCCTCGTACATCTTAGTTAGCTCAGCAAATGGTTTCCCTAGGGCTTGTGACCACGCTGTTAACTTCGCCAAAGTCTCCGCTGGCACAGCTGGTGCGGTTGGTGCAACTGGTACTGCTGCCGTTTTTTCTTCTTCTACACTCATGGCGTTTTTCACCTCCTGTCCTGCCATTATGTGACTATGATATGTGTCCTGCAGTACTCAAAAATACTATGCTCATCTACTGCAGTGCACATTTTGAAAATGCACCCACATTTACATTCGTATACTTCCATTTGCGCGGAACATGTCGGGCATACAATAACACTATTCGGTGGGTGTAGAAATCTTGCTACGACAAAATAAAAGTACCGCCCATCCCTCGTGCGGTCGAGTCTCCGACCTTCATAAGCCCTTTGTACAAGTCTCCTCGTCGCACGATAACTTAATCCTAACTTCGGCGTGAGTTCCTCTATCTTCCACGCTGTGCGGAACATTAACCGCTCCCATTCTACTCTCCGCTTTTCTCTCGCCAAAACCTATCCACCCCGCCAATAGGTGTTATCATATAATTAGGAAGAAGCTCCGAAGAGCTTCCTACAACCTCGTTCGTTTGACAATTAGTTCCTTTGTCATCTGAGCTCAACTCATCACCCGACCAGAAAAAACATTTGGTTTCTGGTTTCGCCAGAATCTCACTGGCTCGTCAGGGGCGTTTCGCCGACCGATGTTTGTACATCGTTAGTGGAATATTCCACCACTGTACTCTCACTGGACCCCTATGTTCCTACTGGTAGTTTCTCACTATACACATGGAAGTATCGCCAAATGATTTCGGCCAACATGACTATCAAAGGTATGACAATGACAAATATCACCCAAGCATAGAGTAGTTCAGCGACTTGTTCTGTTAAGACAAAGGACGGTTCGAACACTGTTCGAAGCGTGTAAATGACGGCTAAGACCAAACCGATGACTAAGCTGAGAAACTTCGTTCCCATGTGATTAGATTTTGCCTTACTTTCAGACACCGAAGAGTCCACCTCCTACCACGGGTGCGTGTACCTCGTGATTGTTACAAAAAGGGGTAGTGAGAGGAGTGGTGAGTCTGCTCAACTACAACCCCTCAGTTTCCTCGGTTTCTTCACCCTCTTCAGTTTCTTCAGCCTCTACAGCCTCTTCCACTTTCTCTTCCTCCACAGGCGCGAGAACTGGAAGTCCGACTGCGGTCCTAGCTACCCACCAAGAGCGGTTGCCTTCCCATCCTCTGGTGGCAACGCCGTTTTTCTCCATTCTCTTCAGACGAGAGAAGGCAGTGCCATTCTCAACGCCTAGAAAGGCGGCAACCTCTTTGGTCGTGTGCATCTCTTTGCTAAGGTATTCGAGCAATTTCTCGTTGCTCACCTTGCTTATCTGAGGCTTGGACTCCTGAAGATTCTTGAAGTCCCCTAGAGCTTTTGGCATAGATGTTTCACCTCCTTGTGACCATGCAGAGTCTATGCGACTCGCATTAAGTCTTACCCTGACCAGATTTATAAATCTTTCTGTTCGGGGTAAGAGTGCAATGTGTGAACCATCAAACGTTTCCAACAGCTACCCAATCCTCCACGTCGTCTTTTGTAGCAAGTGATGTGACTAATCTTTACCTGAACTTTTATTTAAATCTTTCCGTTCAATGTTGGGGTTCCACAAATTGAGGAACTTTTCCGAAAGCATATATCGGAGAGGCCCTGATTTATTTCTTCTTATCCACGTCAGGACGCCTTTATCTCCAAGCAAATGAAGCACAGTCAATATATTCGACCGAGACTTTCCGTATACGGCGTAGAATACATTCGTGGTCACGATATTCAACCCCATCTCACGCAACGCCAAGAATATCTTTACCGAGCGTACTTGGGCGGATGATATCCTACTAAGTTTCATCTTCTTCAGCGTGAAATGTATCTTCACATCGTCGATTTTACGCATCTCCGCCTTTATCTCTCCAACTATCTCTTCGTCTTTCACTTCGCTCCCTCCTTCCTGTAACTAAATATCGGAACTGGTAGGATTATGAAAGGTGCTCCTTTCATCTTTTCATCTACAAACTTCTTTGCATCACCTTCTTCGGTCATGCAAATAGCAGTAGTACCGTCTATTACTATTTGATAGATGAATCCTTCGTGTTTAGGTTCTGGCAAACTTATCCACCTCCTATGGTTTTGTCCGTACTTCGACTGTTAGAGTTCCTGTACAGTTCTTGCGAACTCTAACATAGATTGCAAAAGGTAACCTGTTCCAAACATGGCAACCTTGTAATGACATCGGTCCACCATTGTCATGATGTGTCATCACTATCTCTTGCTTTCCTCTATTAACAAGTGTAGATTTTTCTCCCACGCTAACCACCTCCGAGGTTTATAATCTGGTATCTCTGCCGTACACGGAACTTACACTTCTCGCACATATAATCCTCCCAGTATACGTGCACTCTCTTCCAGCCCTCTCCCATGATTTCCGTGCCTTGGTTAACTCTAACCATATCCCTATTGCACTTGAAACAATACGGCATATTCACTCCTCAGGTTTGAAATCACTACAAGTCTTACGTACCGTCTTGCACTCAGTGCATTTAGTATTATCACAATGTTCATCCCAGTACTCACAATACGACTTCTCATCAACATTTGCACATTTCAGGCACAAGCAATCTGGTACACCAGTTGGAGTATCTTCTGAAACTTTTTTCCAGTCTACTGGAGGCAACGGTCCGAGTGTCGCTCCAATGAGCCTCTTTGCTATCTCAATATTCTTCTCATGTTGTTCCTCTTTCGTCTTTCTTTCCCGCTCAATAGCTGCTGCTATTCTCTCTTCCCGAGTCATTCCCGTTGCCTTTCTCATTCCTCTTTTTCCCATATTCATTCCTCCTTTCGAAGCTTATAACCTATCGCCCAGATGATGAATCCTCCCTTGACACGAGAGATAACTACTATATTGTCAGTCATTCTCAACCCTTGTTTGATGCATTCATCTTCAATCTTTTCAATAGCCATACGTATCTTCATCTTCCGAAAGTCTCTGCGAGAGATGCCTCTTACATGTACTGGCATCATTACCTCGCACTCTAATGTCTGAAGATTCCTCTCACGAATGTTCTTAAGATGTTCGTGCAGTTCATGTCTGTCAGTCAACGGTAGACTACATATACCTCTGGGTATCGGAGGCCACTCCTTCCTCATAGTCTTAGTTCTCATGTATTCACCTCCTCGTTACATGTTGTTTTATGCTATCAGCTACAACTGACACAATGTCGCTAATGACATTGTCTACATCACTCTCTTCTATGTAGTACTCATCCATATCCCAATACTCTGGTAGATTAAAGTACCAATCCGCTTGGTAGATAATTTCAAGTATCTTCTCCTTGAGCGTCAACGGACGAGAGTATCCACATTGAGGGCATAGATACTTCTCTGGAATACCTTGGTCATCATTAACTATGTGCAGATATTGCTTTGCAGAGTAGGAACCTACACATCCTGTTGGACAATCCAATCATCTCACCTCCTATTGCTCCTGCATGCATTTCAAACACAAGTCATCATCCTCGTCGTAACAATCTGAACAAACATCGTTGCCACACCTATCACATGTATGAGGATCTTTGGTTAGCTTCCCACATATCATGCACCAATAATCTCCTGCCACACTGTCACCTCCTACCTTATTTTAGCCTTAGGCTCGAACTTTGTAATCTCGCAAGAGGCGCAGGGCTCCTTCTTGAAATCCTTATCCTCATGTTTGCAACTACCACATAACGTGATAGTGCAATCCGGTACTACTCCGTACCAATTTCGTATCTCACTAACCTTCATGCTTCCACCTCCGTTACTTTTCCAGCTTTCTCAAAGTCGTGTAACCACTCAAGTACTCGTAACGCTATCTCAAGACAAGCATCGAAATCACCTTTGCGATTCGCATCACAAAAGTCATGCCAGTAACCAGGGTCTATATCGCAAGGACTAAATGCTGGGCAAGGGTTACATAATGCTTCTTCAGCTTCCGGTGTTGCTTCTCTAACATACTGACAGAACCCACATTCATGTGTCATGATGCTCACATACTTTTTCTTCTCTATAGTGAGCACATGCTTTATCCATTGATGTACAGTGGATTCATAGTACGGTCTCGGAACAGTTTCTAATTTCTCCATTCATTCCACCTCCATAACTTTACTCTGGTCCATACGGGCATGCATACATTACCTTAATCCCTCCACGAATCATGCGCAATAAGTTTGAATTCTTTGCCGTGAACTCCGCCCACACTTCTCCACCCTCGAGTTTCCTTTGCTCGAGCAACTTCGTAACATTCCGCCTAAACAATCCCTTCTGTTCGGGAACTTTAACCACTCCGATTGCTATGGAGTTACCATTCGGCCAGTCAGCTAACACTGCGATGTCTCTCCCTCTTCAACAAACCACTTAACAAGAAACTCCATTAACTGACCAGCAAGAGGGTTTACCCGCTTTAAATATGCAATATCTCTATTTGGGCAGATAATGTCTAATTCTTTCACCGCGTCAGCAATAATCACCTTTATTCCGCTATGAAGAGTATCGAACCTATTATTAGGTACGTGTAGAAGGAATTCATCTATTCTTCTTCCTAGTTGTCCCATCTTTTACACACCTAGTTCCTTTTATTGAGCCTCCCATGGAAATACTATCCACTTAACGGTCTTCTCGTACATCCACGCTGTCGGGATAACTTTACTCCTCTTATGATAGTACAGAGTGGCAGTCATGTTACTTCGAAAGGGCTCGAGCGTTCCTCCAGAATCAGCTATATCATCCACAATAAGTGTACCGCGCGTTATCTCCGTCCTATCCACTATAAGTGGTATGTCCATTAAGTGTGATAATCGTACAGCTACGACCAACCCACCTCTCGGTATACCGAAGACATCAAGAAACTTTGTCCCTCGAAATAAACGCTTTATCATTTGGCAAGCAGTATCGAACTGCTCCCATGTCATGAACTCTAAGTCTGTCATCTTCTTCTCCTCAAGCTATTCCTAGCAACAATAGCATAAACGCCAACCTATATCGTCTCGTATGCATGGATAATATGAACGCTGTCGCGAGTGGCATCGTACAAAAGTATGCCATCCAATTCATTAATCCTCATCCTCCACCTTTTTCTTCGCCAATACACTCTTTCGATACTCCTTTGATTGCTTACCGTGCTTCTTCATATGCCTACCGATACCACCGACTTTACTGCCCGGTTGCGGTACGCGAATTGTACATCGTCCAGGGTATCCGTGAACAACTCTATGCTCTTGCTCAGTATACTCAGTCAATACCTTCTCTCTTTCTCCTTCTATGTGATGCCCTAATCTTTTCTTCCAGAGCTCCGTAAAGTGGTCTTCTGACTTAGCTGGCGTTGATACAACTATAGCCTTCGGTAAGTCCTTCCCGCGTAACTGTCGCCACCAACGTTTAAGCGTTTCTTTAATTGTCATGCTCTATACCCCAAGTTCTTTCCACGTAGCTTCTCGAAGAACTCTTGCATCTTTTGCCGTCGTTCCTCTGCTTTCTTCGCCATTATCTTGTAATACTCTGGCTCATATTTCTTGAACCACTGGTCAATCTTTACTATAGACCAGTAATCCATAGTCAGTACATCCGCTAATGCCATAGCTACATTAAATGGCATTTCCACTCTCTGAATCACCGACAATATCATGTTGAGCAATGCTTGTCTATGTGCATTGAGGCACTCAAGGCAAGTGAGTGCATCTGCTTTCGGCGCACTACAATCTGCGTGTTCTTCGAATTGACAATTCTTCATTCTATCACCTCTAGTACCTTTATACTTCCGAACGATATATTCTTCTCGAGGAACTCTTTGAGTCCTGCTGTCATCCGCTTATACTTAAACACCGGCGGAGCTTTCCCATTCCGTGTTGTGTCAAGTACCATATGGTACAAGTCAGCTATCTCAAGCGTTGGATGCCGCGGTAACATTTCACCTTGCCGACAAGCCGCGCAACCAAAGAGCACTAACTTATTCTGGAACTTTCTACTCCCTTCGTATCTAGCGGTCAGTGATAAGTTGTGACACCACGGGCAAGTCCACGGTCCTGTTTTCATAATCCTTCTATAACGAGCTTGTCGCGCAAGAATTATCCTTCGTCTAAGGTCAGGTACTTTACTCTTCTTACCCACCGTACTTCACCCTCGTGCCTTTAACACTCACTCCTGTAATCAGTTTGAGATACCCTCGGAGAGAGACTGTCACGCTGGCAATCTGCTCATCCGAGAGTATCGCTGGAGGGTTGAATGTCGTAACCACATTTATCTGGTAGAGCACGTGCATCTTCGTGCCGCAAATCGGGCAGAGCCACTCTACTGTCTCACTGGGGACGTTATCCGCATGGAGACATTTTGAGCATCTAATCGTGAACGGCATTCTTTCAATTTCTCCTTTAGTGCTTCCTTCGTTGGTGCTTGAATAACAAAGCCACAGAGACAAATGTAGACAACATGTGTTCGGTGTCTCTTTACCTTACCGTCTCTTCCACACTTCGGACACTTCTTTCTCCTCGAGTGCCTTAATCTCTTCATTTAAACATTCTCCCTCGCCGGACATCCTGGTTTCTTGAACATATCACACAACAGTTTCCGACAGTTTCCCTCTTTGTTAGTCGACCAGTTCGGGAAGTGTGGACACTTAGTTGACAAATCCAATATCGAACGCTGTTGTTTCTTCTTCACCCCTTTCTGTGGCTTATCCGTGAGATAGAAAAAGAAATCAACATCTTTCGGCATTTGTTCTCCTCCAGTTGCTTTTCGAGTCGCATGTTTTACATACAGCGTTCGTTGCAGCTTCCAGTAGAGCCTTCGTGCCTCTAATCCTAACAGTAGAGTATATTCCTGCGCCACATTCACTGCACACATTGTACGCTCTTGGCAGTTTCCCCATTACTCTTCTCTCTCCGTCCAAGCAATGTGTATCACGAACAACTCTGCACCTTCATATCTCGTCTGTACATATCCCTGACGTTCCAGGTTTCTGATGGCTGATGCAAGTATATGATACTTGAGATGCAACACATGTGCGAGCTTCTCTACAGAGAATTCCTTGTTCCTGTCGGCTAAGTACGACTCTATCCGTCGGCTAGTTGGGTCCACGGAGTTTCCCTCCCTTTTCCTTCGGACCGTACCAGTATCTTTTCCCATCGTACTTCCTATCAATCACACCGTCATCGAAAAGTTTGTTCAATGCATTCATCGTTCGAAACTGTGTGACCCTCTTATTCACGAAGTCCTTTCCTTCCCAGATTTCCTTGACTGACAGTGAGTTACTCGTCCTCTTGCCGTACTCAATGACCTTCCGTGCTATCTCATTCCATTCAACCTTCTTTCCGCCTTGTTTCGCTTCAGTTTCCTGAAGCTTCCGAAAGTCTTCTAAACTTTTTGGCATGTCTCTTTACCACCTCCGATACTATATGCTTGGCGGTCATGCCGCACCAAGCTTCATAAGTACGGAAAGTTGAAGCTAGCAACCATTTCTAGGAGTGAAGAGGGCTCTTATGCGGTTAGCCCTCACGGGGGTATTTGTTTTACCAGTGCATGGACACACCGCCGCAATCCCGCTCTGTCTAGTGATTAACTAGCTCTCGCGATTCTCTTCATCTCCTCTTTGCGTACAACACCTAGCTTCTCCGTGTCTAAGAGCTTGCCTTTACCATCTGAGGTTAACTTCATAACTTCATACTCTGTCTTCATACCATTGTCGTGGTCATCAAAGACTAAATGAAAAACCTTAGAGACATCGTCGGGATTGTACACACGAACCATCATTCTCATCTACCTCTCACCTCCTTCACTCGCTCACTCGTGAAACAAATCTCTCTGATAGTATTTCCCGCCCCACCTTTATAAATCTTTCCGTCCACGTTCAAGCCTCGTACACACGAACTTATATGCTCGTTTCGCTCGAGGAGTAAATCTCTTAATGTACTCCTTTATACGTTCCAACTCCCGTGTTGTATACTGCCGTTCAGCATTACTTAAATGTTTCGATATTACTTTCAGGCGTGAATCGATATATGGTAATATAAACATCACAGCTTCACGTTTTATGACGAGATATGGTAAGAGTGTTTCGAGGAAATGTTTACATACTGGCAACTGGTAAACATAGAAGATGAATCCAGTATTTGCTTTTGTTATAAGACCTCTTGGAAATCGTTGTTTTATCAACTCTAACACTAGTCGGTGCTGATTGCTGATTGAAATCTGTACTCGCAGGTACTCGCAATGTGGACTTGCAACGTGAATAGACCCTTCTCCATCGAATATTCCAGCGATGTATTCTACCGATAACATATTTGTTCCACATTTAATCCTTGGATGGAACAAATATTTAAACGTTTCGGTTCATTAGTCAAATCTTTTGGTTCTATCCCCACGTTACAGTTCTTTTAACCAAGAACGGACGGAAATGCTTCAGGATAACGCTTAACTCTTCACGCGTTGGTTTATCTTCCCATTCGTGCCAATTGATAACGTCCTCTATTCTATCCAGGTCATGGTCATCACTCTCGTCGGTAGTGACAATGTAGTCACCTTCACAACACTCTCCGGCAAGTACCGTCAACACGCTCACTATCGTATCAGCTGGTACCTCATCCAGCTGGCATTCTATAAGCGCATCGAGGAACTTTGTATTCTCATCTGGTAGCACTAGTACGATAGACTTCTCGCCATTCTTATTGATGTTCGCGATACTCTCTTCGAGTTTCATTTACTCACCTCCTTCAACAGTAATAAACAATCCATTTGGATATCGCTTAACTCCTGTAGCCATTGCAATAATCGCCATATCATTAGCCCTAAATCGTTTACACTCCCAGCTCTCTAACAACTCGACGTCAAGTTGAGTTTCTGGAATCAGCTGCACTCCATTCTTGTGCAATACAAATTTCACATCGTCACCTCCCTGTTACGCTCTCAACTAAGCCGTGCTTCATGAGGTAGTGACTTACTTGCGGATGGTCTGCCAGTGCGATGATTAGTTTCTCAAGAAGCATCCTATCTGTCATGTGCTTTACCGTTGGACACAGTTTTACTTCCACCTCTATCACCTCCACCAATTGAATATCTTTCTCCAACCGCGCTTCTTCTCGATGTATTCTTCCAGTGCGGAGATGAAGTAGTAGAAATTCTTCCCGTGCTTCTCAGAGAATCGTGCTCCAATTACTCCCTTCTTCACTGCTCTCTCTAACAAGGACCTCGCGGTGTTCACGTGTATCTCGAAATGTTGAGCTACGTCAGCTGCCGATGGACATTTATCCTCGTAGGACATCTCCTGCACGAACCTTATTACATCTTCAACTTCTGTCATTCTATCACCTCCACCACATGAAACGTTTATGTTTATGTTCTCGGAGCGCGTAGTGCTTCCTAACCTCATCTGACCAACCTACACCAAGTTTAGCCATTAGCTCAGCAGCTCTTTGCTGGGTCTCCACTCCACAGCAATTCCGAACTCGCATAAGGAAAGTCGTCAGTTCTCTGACCAACTCTCCACTGATTATATACTCAGTCATATGCTCACCTCCATACTATATCGGTGAGACCCCAAAAGGAGGGAAAAACCGACTACCTCTTGATGACTGCATATGCCAGCCCTGCCACTAATAGGAAGAGCAGACTGATAGTCACCATTAGGTCACCTGTCGTCATATACACAGTGATGTCCAATTGGGGACTCACCTCCTGGTACTGATGTACCTGTGACTTATGGTTTTCCCCTTTTGTTGGGGTACAACCTTTTCCAGTGATTTGCCTGTTTGTGGTCGTTCAGTTCCCTTTCTGTGGGATACGACCGTGGGCAGAATTCACATGGGAACTTATTCACTATCTCACCTCCTTATGGATTGAATCCGCAAGTCATACAGTAACCGGACCGTGATACGTTACTTTCACTGACATTCTTGCTGTAAGGTTGTCCGCAACACATACATGTTCCGTTCTCGATGTTCAGATTCTCGGATTCCCAAGCCATACGCTGGTCTTCGTTCTCCCTTTCCCAATCAAAGTCCTCTTCTGCTTGCCTAGCCGGTTTCTCAAACTTCTCTCTACCATGTGGACATAGGCCCAAATTATCACCTCCTATAGTCTGATTCACAGGGCCAGTTTTCCGATTTACTTACACACTAACTTGTAAGTAACCTCGGTGTGCGTGACTTCTTTCTCTTCCCTCACTATTCGGCACCTTGGTATTGTCTCCGGACCGTAGACATTCACGCGGACATTGTCTACCTTACCTCGGTAGTTCACTCCGTCTGATTCTGCACCTTTGTTGAGTCGTACGTGTAACGCCTTTGCAACATCATGCGCGTGCTCAAAGTGCGCGGTCTCCAAGTATATCTGCTCATCTCCAAAGAGATTCATCGGTTCACTTCGCAGTTGTTCGGCCAACTTTATCTTCATCTGCTTCACTTTCAAGAGTCTGTCCCGTCTTCTTCCCATCCTCTCCAATTCGTTTCCGTAGTCACGCTCTATCTTCGCCAGCAATTTCACCTTCCATTCTTCCATTTATATCTTCACCTCCTTTGGCATGAGTAACTCCTTATGCTCATACATCCTCTCCAACTCCTCCTTCGTTCGAAGCACACCAGATTTACTGTGCCTCTCGAACTGATTGAAGGGATTGTACGCATAATGCTCACATGGTTCAAGGAAGTCCACTCTCTTATTACACCGACTGGACTTCTTGTTCTTACAGTAGTGCTTCGGCAAAGTACTGCCATTCCTCTTCATCTCCGCTGAAATGTACACTCCCGCCAACCTTGGCGTGACTTTCAGTACATACCAACAGAGCTGGCATATATGGTCAATCCCTGTCTTCGTCGGTTCCACTTACATCACCTCTGTAAGTATAACTGGATTAGCCTCTGGGTACTTTTCCCTTGCTTTCTTCTTTGCCAAATCAAAAGGCGTGTAACCTTTGATACTCCGATGCTCTCGCATTGCTTTCTGAACGTCGGCCCCTTTAACAAAGACCTTCCCTACTTTGATGAACTTGTTATCCTTTATCGTCTCAACTCGCCACGTCGAATCAGGAATAGGCTTTGTTCCCTTACGGTATCTGCTCTCCACTTTTCTTCCCCTCCTTAATATGGGCGTAAACTACTCCTCTCTGTACACGAATCCGTATGACTCTCTCATCGTCAAGTTGACTCACTGCCTTCTGAATGAGCCATCGCTCTTCGTTGAACTGCTCCGCTAACTCATCCATAGTGTATGCCAACTCTGGCTCCGTTTCGAGAAACTCCTTAATCCTCTCCTTCAGCTCAATAAGTTCCATACTTCTTCCAACTCCTGTGAACTTTCACGAACTTTCCTCCACACTTTTTGCATGCCCAACCGAGTGGGTGTCGTTTATTCCTCTCAACCGGGTCGGGAACTAAACGTCCTCCACAGTCAGGACATCTTCGAGCTGTCAACCTTTTTACCTTCCGAAGTTTGTCTTAGCAATCGCTTCAATTGCCGCCTCTATATCCTTAATTTCCACTTTGAACGGACCGTACTCTCCTTTGTGTGTCTTCGGCGGTTTAATCACTAACCACCCTTTGTCCAATGATGGCTGCAATGTCACATCATAGTCACAGTTGTCGGTCTCGTTCATACGAGCCATTCTCGCGAGGATTACTACATCATGTACCACTCATATCACCTCCTTATGGGTCTCGATATACCTTCCTCTCAAACCGATTCTGTGCGATGCAAGCTCCCTCTTCAAGTATTGCCTCCTCGAGGCTCACAGGGTCTATGTAACCTATCTCTGCTAGTTCTTGAAGTGCTTCTAACTCCTCTAACCCTTGCCTCTCCGTAATCTCTCTCCTCTCAGACGGGTCGAGGAAATCCATGAATGGGTCGTAGTCACCGACACAGAATGCCGCGTACTGTTGTGCGGCATCATCATCGTTCCCTCGCGCTCTTGCTTCATCGTAAGCTTTACTCCACTCCATGTCCTTTACTTTCCTCTTCCCCCATTCTCGCAGTTCCATGAACTCGTTCACACTCATCGGTTGCCACTTCGGTAAGTTTGGCATTAATCCATTAAAACTCACATGCTCACCTCCTACCATGTTACGTGTTTGAAATGTTCCTCCCAGAACTCATTTATCTTTACCTCAACTTCGACCCATTTGAATCCTCGCTTTGCGATAAATGGATATCCGGCTGAAAAGGCCTCTTTCCTCCCATTTGGTCCAGTGAAGTATACAGCAGCCATTTCAGCGGTTATCTCCTCGAACGATTGTTCCATATCAAGTTTCTTCAGTGCCTTTTGCCCAAGCTCTGTGATAACATACTTCGCTGGTTTCATAACATTCAAGTGTGTGCGTTTCACTAGTCCACGAATTAACAGTGTTTCAAGGAATTTTGAACTCCAAGCAGTTACCGGCCGAAATATCTCATGATTGTGCTCTTTACCATCAGCGAGTTTCCGCAATGCCCAATGATGCCTTCCAAGTGTTCTCATTTTCATACTACTCACCTCGCATCTGGCAAGCTATCATCCTTTCAGGTGTGTATTCTTCACAGCACCAACATCTACCACAATCATGTACGTGTTTACAGAACCAAATGAGGAAATCCTCATGCGTCTCAAACATACTCTGACAGCTTTCACACACACCACTCCAATGTGCTGTGAAGAACAGTCCACAACACTTACAGCGATAGTAGTGAACTTCTAGAACTTCTAATCTAATCGGACTCATGTTGGGTTTATCTCCTGCGCAATGTACTGGTCGTTGTTGAACGACCTCTTCTCGTCCCTCTTCTTCTGCCACTCATTTTTCCTTCTCCGTGCATCCCTCACTCTCTCATACACACTCCTAGGTGTTTGCTGTCCTCTGTGTGAAGGTAGGCCTCGGAGTTCATCCATACTCTTCGGCACACTTATCCCTCCACCACTGTGACTTTTCGTTGGAGCTTCATACAATATACGGTCACAGTGTCTCCGTGTTCTTCAATTTCATCCTGGTTTGCATACGAACACCAATACTCTCTTCCGCCTTTGTAGTTCACCACACATCCATCCTCTACTCCACACTCCGTCCATTCATCAGGGACGATGCCATGTATTGGTTTTCCTTTGCCATTGAGACTTACACAGACAAGTAGTGGTTTCCTTTCAAGAGGAGCTATCTCCCCTTTCGCTATCTTCAACTCACATCTGTTACAAGGGTTCTCATATCCATGAACGCACTTCTCTGTGCACACTTTGTCACACACTGTGCAGACACATTGTTTACACTGTTCCGAATCGTATAACGCTAACTTCGAAGTGTTCATTTCGCTAACCACTCCTTTACTACAACGAGTGCGTCGAGGAAACCACTGAAACTAACAAAGTCATCTCTGCTCCATTTCTCTAGAGTTGCATTGAGACGTGTTCGCAAACTTTCTGGTAATTCAGCGTACGTTTTCATAACCATCCTCATCTCACAACGGGCCTCTTCTTGGTCATATCCGTTTTGCTGCAGGAATGATATGTACGTCTTCACCCATTCCAATTTCCACACCTCGTAGCATCTTGCCAGCATCCATACATCACTCATTGTTCATTCACCTCCTATATCTCCTGTTCATGGACAACTATTTCGAAATCGTAGAGCCATCCACCAAGTCCTGTTTCTTTCTTCATACTAACGATATCTTTGAACTGTCGCCTGCTGATGGTTATCAGCATCACTTCCAAAGTACCGTCTTCCTTTTCATAGACCTCACCGAATACTCCACCATCGGCTCTCCGAACATATCCGACTAACTTGTTCATGGTTTTGTTCACCTCTTTCAATTTTTCATCGAAAATACTATCCCTCTCCACCTTTATAAAACTTGCGGACATAGTTCAATCAGGTAGTTATTGTGGGTGCTCTAGCTTTCTGAAGTAATTCCTGATAGTCGAGTTGAGTGTATGTATCCAGTAAGGCTATCATACATTCCAGACAATAAGTCTTCCCAAGAAATTCGAACATGGCTAACTTCTCTCCAGTCGTACTGGCATCCCGATGATTTACACACCATACGATACTCTTCATAGGGTCTTGTTCAATTATGCGAATTCCTACGACCTGCCTATTCTTTGCCGAGCTAAACGCTTCTGTCGGTCGTTTACATCTCGGGCATGCTTTCGGGTTCTCAACTCTCGGTACCCACTTATAATGACAGTGTTTACATTCCACCTGTTGTACTTCGATTACTTGCTCCTCTTCATCGCTCAAACCTATCACCTCATGTGATAAGTCTATGTGTGAACCTATATATAAATTTTTTGATGATGATTACTGATGATGATGATGATTGTCGTAAATAGTGAGATATGATGTAGTCATCATATGTCGTCATCATCAACTAAGGAAAAAATATGACGACTATGATTTACTCCCACGTTCAGTAGTCTATGTGAAATAGAAATCCACGTGGTTCCGCTGCTTATATGGGCAAGAACAGGCTCCAGATGGTGGATTAGGGTTCGGTAAGACTCAAGACATGTATCTTAAGAGATGCGAAACTGTCGCTCCGGTTCCGGTCGCTCCCGTAAAAGCCTTTGTGTATGTGCCGCGCCGCTCCTACATGTGCCAGGTTCCGGCGGCAAGTGGGTTTGACGAACCCCCAACTCCCCGCGCAGCCACCGCTGCAAGGCTAGGCTGCACTTCGGCATTGTGCGAGGGTGAGGCTTGCTCAACCCTCTGCACGCTTCGTAACTTTTCCGTTAACTACATCGTACTCCAGCTCTACGATGAGGTCGTGCAAATCATCGTAGAGCGCTTGCAGGTACTTTTGTATTGGTTCCAATGATTCACCTCCTTATATGTTTATTGTTGTACAAAAAAGGGGGAATTGGTCGTTGTCATCAACAGTTGAAGTGTTACTTCAACTGAGCGTCACCATAGTAGTAGGTGCCTTTCAAGTCACGGCATTGTAATCTTCGTCCAGTCACTGCGCGCTGTAACAGTTTCATTGTCCTGAAGCGTGATACTTTCTTTTGTACCATCTTCGTGTGAACTTCGGATACACTCCAGAACTTGCCACTTTCAATGATACTTTTGACTATGGGCGCAAAGTCAATTTTCTTTCCACCCTTTCGTTTCGGATTGATAGTGCAGTTTTGTAGTTCGGTTAGAGACTTTGGCATTTTAATGATTCACCTCCTTCACATCTGTATTGAACAAAAAATGAGGGGTTATTAGTTGGTTGTAGAAAGTTAATTCGTATATTTGTTTGTTAGTGTATATTAATAGTGTTATTGTAAAGTGGTCATTGTAAATGTTAAGAAAGAATTGATTTTGTAGTGTTGTTATTGTATGTGGTTGAGTTTTTTGTTGTTGTTTCATTTTTGTTCAAGAGATTATAATACCGTATTACAATATAAAGTTTGTTACTATGATTGAAATATGATACAACTATGATATATTACACAATATTATGCGGTTTAAGTCGACAGATTGTCGGTCAAAGAACTCTTAAGTCTTAAGTCTTGTATCGTAAGATTTGCTAGACGACTTTGCCATTTTTTTTAAGCCTCTCGCCTCTCCTGAGACACACGACTTGAGTCGTACGACTTGCGATACGTGAGCTAAAAAGTATAGGAGCTATGTCTTATGTCTTATGTCAGGTCGAACATGACATATGTCACATGTCAGGACACTCATGACTCATATCGTAAGATTTAAGATAAGGGTGGTTGGAGAATGGAAGTGGTAGTGGATAGTAGTTTGGTTGTTTAGGTTTGTGGAGTGGTAATGGAAAGTGGAGTGGAGTTGGAGAATGGTGTAGTAGAATTGGATGTGGAAGTGGATTAGTAATGTGTGGGATAGTGGGTATGGAGAGGATGGATATGGAGTGGTAATTAGTAGTGGTCATCGTACGTCTTATGACTTGTGTAATGAGTCTTATATCTTACTTAACAAAAAACATGTCGCAAGATATGAGATACGAGACCGAGGCAGCTTTTCCCCTACTGGTTTCTCATAAAAAGTCATCCGAACCCTATCTTGCACTTGGTTTCCCTGAAGTTATCCCATCAGAACACACCATTCACTGTCTACACTCCTCACACTGTACTCTCCCTCCACGTAACATTTAAATATATGCTCACCTAAAATATACTCGACAGAACTCTCTAACCGAGGTGGGAACATGGGAGATTGTAAAGTCTGCAACCATCCGAGAGCTACAGAGATAATGCAGAAAGTCTTCGCCGGCGAAATGAATTACACTGATGCAGCGAAGGAATTCAACATACCCGTACCGACAGTGTGGAACTGTTTCAAAGAACACTGGCAACAGGAAATCACGGACAAAGGAGTAGCATTAACGCTTAAAGACGTAAAGAATCCAGATGACTTTGTTACCGTACTGAAGGGATTCATTGCTAAGCTTATCAAGCAAGTAGATGATGCGATGGGTCAACCAGCAAATACATATAATGCCACTGCTGTGACGAAGCTTTCGAAAGAACTTCGAGAGATGATGAGAGACATTCTTGAGTTCGAGGGAAAGCTCAAAACAGGACCACTTGTGCAACTTAACGTTCTGCAAACACAATTCACGAAGCTCACATCTGTAATCTTCTCTGAAATGTGTTCCGAATGTCAAGCAAAACTTCTCAAAGTTCTACCAGAACTTACAGAAACTCAGCCTCCGACAATTACTGCATAGGAGTTAATCAAATGGAACGTCCACATCTGTGTCCAGACGAAACATGCAACCCTCTGTATTGTAATTATGATAGAAGGAATTTTGACAAAGGATACTCATACTTCTGTTGGGGTAAGATAAAGAAAGAGCATGTTTTCGTTGCAGGTGAAGTAGAACATAAGAATCAATTCCATCAGTGTATCTACACGCCTCTCAAAGGTCACATAGTATTCTTCATAACCACAGATGACGCATGGACAGATTTTCTCGGTTCTTGTACAGTTATGGATTTCGAGGAAGAGCTTGTCTGTGATGAATGTGGACCGATTAGTAGAGCGAGCAGCAATTTGCATGCCTTTCCTAAGGAGGGCACTAAACTTTGCTCGAAATGTGCAGTACGGTTAGGAAAACTTACGTGGCATCCTGAGAAAAAGAGGTATTGGTATGAATCAACTTAAAAGACTGCAACTTATTCTCAAAGCGAAGCAGGACCCTAATTTTTTCCTCTCGGAACCGTACTTTATCGGAGATTTCGACCCTTACCCTGTCCAGAGAGAAGTTTTTTGTGACTTTTACAACGGAAAGTTTAAAGAACTTGACATGGTAGCTGGAATGGGCGGAGGAAAGTCTGCACTTGGCTCATTTTTCATCGCATACGATGCAATGGACATACTTGTTCGCCAAGACCCTGCGAAGGACTATGGTTTATCCTCACACTCACTCATCACGCAATTTGCAATTGCAAGAAGTCAAGACCAAGCAGCTGATACGGTATTCGCGGAAGTACAGGAAAGGATGCGTGCACCGTTCTTTATGGAATATCGTCCGAAGATAAAAGAATACAGCGTAACCTTTCGGAAGCATCGTGATTTAGAGATACACGCAGGAGGAGCTGTTTCTGCTGGTTCACTCATGGGCCGGAACTTGAAAACAGTAGTGTTCGACGAAATTACCTCGTACGATGAGACAAAATCCCAAAGAGGTGCTTGGCAGGTATACACGCGCTTACGGAAGTCAACGAATCGATTTGGCTTTGACGGACATGTACTTGCAATAAGTATGTGTTGGCACGATAATGACATCATCATGACTCTTGTAAGACGGAACGCAAATGACCCTCATACGCTCACACGCAGCTACACAACATGGGAGATGAATCCGAATAAACCGTTTAATTCTCCGGAGATGCAGGCTGAGTTGAAGCAAGACCCAGCGACATTCTGGAGAGATTATGGTATCAAGCCCCATATGGCTCTTGAAACATACTACCCAGACCTTACTGTGATAAACTTCGGTGGAAGAGAAAATGTATTCGCAAACCTTCAAGTGAATTTTGAGAACATAGAAGTTCTTGACAGGAAAGAAATTGGAGTCATTCCGGTTGAATCCGGGCATACATACATTCTTTCCGCTGACCCGAGCGTAAACAACTGCCGATTTGGTCTCGCGTTACTACACGTAGAGGGAAAGAAAGTCATCATAGATGGTCTGTTTCGACTCGTACCTAAGGAGAAAGGTAAAGAACTCAACCCGTACAAAGTTCGAAAACTGCTCGTTGCCATCTGTAAGACCTTCCCGGTGGTGTATTTCATCACTGACCAATGGGCATATAATGAGGCAATCGCTGATATAAAGAACCTTGGGGTTAGAGTTCTGTTCAAACCGTTGCGCAAAGAAGAGCACGATGAGGTTAAGAGTGCTTTCTTTGACAAAACCTTAGAATTATGCGAGTACGAACCAATATTAGAGGAGTTCAAACAGATGCTGGTGCTAGATAGTAAACGCATAGGTATGATTCGCGGCGGGTACATCGACACCGTTGATGCCCTTACCCGCGGATACTGGGCGATAAAGGAACACATGATGAATCGTCCATATCTACCAATTGCCGTGGAGGTGATATAATTGCCAGTAACGAGAAAATTCCTGTCAAGTCTCCCTCCAAGGAAGGTGCAATTACAAGATACAATCAGTGGTCCGCCGATAATTCAAGCTCTAGAGTCCGCACTTCAACCAATGCAAGGGACTAGGAATCGTTATAAGACTTACCAGAGTTTTCTTCGAATGGACCCAGAGATAAATAACGCCGTGACGAGACTTTCTCTACTTGTACAGTTCGCGTACAAAGGTGTAGTCATTCGTGCAGGGAAAGAACTCACTACAGACGAAGAGACATTGCTGAAAAATGCAAAGGACTTTGCAAAAACCATGGACTTCCGTGGAAGATTCTTCTACATTGCGAAACACCTTCTCCGTGATGGTGATGAAGTTTTCGTTACACACACGGATAATGCTGCAGCAGCCAACCTTGGTGTGCAACAAATTCAACCGTTGCCGATTACGAAGTTAACAGGAGTGACCGATGAGGGTCAGATAGGTAAAACAGATACAAATATCGTCGGTCCTGCAATGATTTACGTAGTGAATGAGAGCGACGAGTCAAAGCGACAAAAGTTCCCACAGAATGATAAGCAGAAAGTATATCATGTCGCATTGGATAATCATGCTGAGGAAATATATGACAACATGGGAAGATACACTTTCGGTGTTTGGTCAGAAAGTCCCTTAGAAGCTCTTCGTACGAGGGTTCTCTGGAAACAAGCGATACTTATCGCAGACATTCTCTGGCGATATAGAAATGTGCCGAGAGAGGTGCATGAACTTGACGTGTCGATGTTTAAACCAGAGGATTTCACAGGAGAAACCCCTGCTGCACGATTGTCAAACTACCAGACAGCTATACGAGCCTACCTTAGAGCGTACGCGGATGAGATTAAGAAGAAGAAAGTTGACCAAGGGTATGTTATCCCATCAGGTACGAAGATTTACTACACTGAACCGAAACGCGTTGCGTACACTTCACCGAATGAAGTTATTGACCAGATTAATGAGAGTATTATCAAAGGGTTGTCTGCATATGACGTTGAAGCGGGAACATATGCGACGGCACTTGTTGTGAGTTCATATGTCGTACTTCTGCCAGACTTGATAGCTGTGAAGATTAAGGACATCCTTCTAGAGGTTCTTAAAATGCATTTACGCAAGAAACACAATACGACAGATGAAAATCTCGAGAAGGTTGATATTAGGATTTCACTGGTACTTGACATCTTCAGAGGAGAACTAATTCGTCAAATGGCATTGCTCGCTGCAACAGGAACGCAAACAATCGATGAGTTGCGTGATTATATCGGACAAGACCCGATAACTGATAAGCAAGCTGAGCGGCTCATAGAAATTGTCGGTAAAGGTCGCAGTGGGCAATATGTGCAAACTCTTCTTGACTTACTCCGTGATTCTGAACGGAGAACAGAACCTCGGGAAACTACTCCTGAGTCGAAGAGAGAAATACAGGAAACCACTTAAATGGGGGTGAAAATATGGTAGCTACGGTAAGTATTTATTTCGATACTGGTGGTTCAGATGCTGCACCGGCAACTGAAACAGATGTTGACGTTCTCGGTCCTCCGAATCTTCGGTTTAAGTTAGCTGACAACCCAACGATAGATACTAATGATAAGCTTGTCATTCCAGCTTCCGGTGATTACTACAGTATGTGGAAACAAATCTATCTGTATTGCGATAACCCTGATGGTAACTCAATTGATAACTTGAGGCTCTACTCTGATGGTACTAATAACTTTGGTACTGGCGTTGACCTAGAGGTGGGTACAACTTCTCCATTCCCTGAGAAAACGAATACTTCCGATGCAGGGTATGAGGTTGCAACGAAAACAGGCGATAGCGGAGATGAAATGACTGCAAATCACGCTGGTGTATCTGCAAAGGCAAGCATATTCACATACTCTGAAGGTTCGCCGCTGTCTCTGACAATTAGTGAGTCAGGCGGTGTGATTGATGCTGCAGGTGAAACAAGCGACTACTTTGTTCTACAGATGAAAATCTCTGATACCGCAGGTCCAGGTGAACTACCGGTTGATGAACAGTTGACAATAAAGTACGATGAATCCTGAGCTAACCATCAGGAGGTGTAATATGGTGCAAAATGTAGAACACTTCGTAGAAGTTACGCCTCCTCTCACCTGGAGAGCGACCTATAATGATGGCACGGTACTGAGCCAATACAACCCTGATGGGTCGAAGAACAGTTACAACAATCTCGATAGGGAGGGTCTTACAGCATTTGAATTGCTGAACAAAGCAACAGGGCAGACCATCATTGTTATTCATCTTGACAAAGGTAAGAAACTCATCTGGAGAATGCGTGTTGCTCTTAGACTGGGATATATGACAAAGCAACGCGTGCATCTTATTGGTTGGCAGGAGAACAAAATTCTCTTCCGTATTCGAAATTTCGCGATATGCCGAAAGGTTGAAACTATCTGTGCGATATTCGGTGATGGGCATATTGAGGTCACGGGTGGTTTCAAGAAAAAACATCCGTGGCTCTATCCAGTAATCTTGAGAGAGGCTGAGAAGCTTGAGTAAGTACATCCGTCACGGGCAATGTAATCGTTGCGGTGAATGCTGTAAACAAGTAGGTGCCCGTATTATGGTTTCGAAAGACACAGGACTCTGTAGATTTCTCATTGAGAAACCTAAGGGAGTCTTCTCTTGTCGGATTACGATGGATATCTTCCGTAAAAGAGTGAAAAAACCAGGGAGCGTAACGGAGAAGCAATATCAATACTGGCTGAATGAGTGTCAACCGTTTCCTAATCCAGATGACCCAGCACATTGTCCGCCAAGGTATGTACTTCCCAAGAAGTGTGGGTATCAGATGATTGAGGTGAAATAGTTGGTTACAGAGGAAAGAAATGCAACGACTTTACAAGCTGCCGGACAGTGGGCGAATGAATCCAACTTTACTGGAGCACATAGTGGCAGCTGTATGAATGAAGATACTGATGGTCACGTTTCTGGAGAGTTCAGTTTCAACTTCTCAGTCATTCCAGATGGCGCGACAATTGATGGTATCGAAGTTTTACTGCACTGTATTGCAGGGGACGGAGATGATGATTTAACAGTTGAGCTCTACGATTCAGTAAGCACATGGAGATTGAAAGACGTAGTTGACCCCGGTAGTGGTGCAGCATGTGGTGATTGTGTCGATAAGACAGTAGGGGGCGCAACTGACACCTGGGGAGGTACATGGACAGGTGCACATATCAAATCTTCAAGCTTCCGAATCCGAGTCACAGCAGTAAAAGCGGCTAAGGCAGGTGGATACTGGGCGTGTGATTACTGTCTCGTCACGGTTCATTATACTGCAGTAACATCAAATACGAAGGACTTTACAGCTGACGCGATTTTAAAAGCAATTGGAACGAAAAACTTCTCGATGGATGCGATGTTAAAGTTCGTTCAAACAAAGGTTTTCAACACTGACGCATTGTTAAAACACGTACAGACGAAAGCATTTGATGTTGACGCATTGCTAAAAGCTGTGCCTACAAAGACTTTTGATGTAGATGCGATACTTCTAAAGGCACAGACAATAGATTTTACCGTTGATGCGCTTTTAACTGTACCGCAAACGATAGATTTCACAACGGACGCAGTACTTAAGCTTTCACCGAAGAAAACCTTCGATGTAGACGCGATTTTGACGCAAGCTCTGACGAAAACCTTCACGGTAGACGCGATTTTAGCATTTGTACAGACGAAAACATTTACGGCAGATGCAATATTGTTCTTGAAACCAACGAAAAGTTTCACTGTGGACGCACTATTAAAGGCAATTCAAGCAAAAACCTTCACGGTGGATGCATTACTCCTGCAATCTGTGGAGAAAACATTCGTTGTGGACGCAATTCTTACGAAGTCTTTCACAAAGACGTTTGAAGTTGATGCACTTCTTACGAAAACTCTAACGAAAAGTTTCACATGTGACGCAATTCTCGAAGGTGGAGTACCGCCAGAACCTGTAGTTGACCGTGTACCTTCACCCAGTCCGTCAGTATCTGTGAGCGTGAGTATATGAAAATCGTGAGACCTGATAAAGAATTTACCTTAACCGCGACAGTAAAGGATGAAAGGGGAAGACTTACTGACCCTGAGACACAAGAAATTACGATAAAAGACCCTTGGAAAGACCCGATAATAACCTTAACTACGCCAGAAAGAGTCGATAAAGGACTTTACCGTGCTGTGTTTAAGCTACCAAAAGACGTGGAGGAAGGCACTTGGATAATTGAATGGCTCATTACTGTTCATAGAAGAGCGGCTGTACAGAAGACAGAGATACAAGTTTCAAGGAAGGTTATCGGAAAGAGAGAGCTGCAGATGGAAGTTAGACTGAAAGATTACTTCATAAACTTCATAGGAGAAAGGGAAGTTTCATCAATTATGCTCAAAAGTTTGTCGAAAAAAGTGCTCGTAGACTGTGGAGAAGGCAAAAGTATTCCAGAAGGAGTGACGGAAATCATCGTAACTCATGCACATCCAGAGAATGCATTCGGATTGAAAAGCAAAAAACTTAGTTACCCTGTATATGTGAACAAATTTACAAACCCCATCCTGGTGAAGAAGAACTTCCCGTTCCGGCGGAAAATCTTCTGGAAGAAAGCATTTCAAATCGGTGAGATGAACATCACTCCTGTGCCTGTTTTACATTCGGTGAACGCACCAATGACAGGACTAATAATCGAACTCGGTGGGTATAAAGTTGGTTACTTTCCGGAGGTACTTGGCATACACGATAAGTCTGTGCTGAATCAACTTAACCTATACATCGGTGACGGGAAGTCCCTCGATGAGGATATTGTCAGCCAGAGGGAGAAGAAGAAATTCGGTCACGCATCTATTCGTACACAACTTGCTTGGTTACAGAAAGCAGGTGTTAAACGTGCCCTCTTCGTAAACCTCGGAAAATGGGCGAGAGACTCTTCAATTGTGCGAGAGGTATTTAAAGCTCTCGGAGTTGAGTTTGATATGAAAGTTGTTGCTGTTAACAGTGACTACCGTATACATATCTCGGACAAGTTAGCCCTTCAGAAACGTCTTCCGAGGGTAACCACTCTGGAAGATTTATTGAGTCATTGCAGAGCACCAATTGCTCTCGAAAAGGGTAGCACCGTTATCATCAGTGGAACGGTGAAGCCAGGAGAAATGGAAGGCAGCGTTGAACTTCAACAAATGCAGGGCGATGAGACATTAATCCTCCTGAATGTTAGTGACATTCTCCCACCGGACATCGCAGAGCGTCTTCTGCAGAAATATTCCGATAAGTACAGTGAAGAAGCCGCGGACTCTGTGCGTAATCTCGCTTTATCCTCCGGTCGTAGATTAGCGACAATTGTTGACATGAATTCTGCACGAGAGAAAGAAGAAAATCCAAAGGAGAGTAATGAACAGTGAACTTTCCATCTCCATCTCCTCATCGAACATTCGAACGAACATCTCCACAACCTTTAAATACTTGCTCGGGAATATTACATATGAACCTCTCGCTAATGCTGGTGAAAGGCAGTCCGCGCAGGAGAAGTGTACAAATGTTAGGCTCTTATTGCAGTTCCCTCCGTGCTGTAACAAGGAGCTCTGAAATACTACTCGATTGGTCCCATCGAGCGGTGCTTCAACGAAACTTTGTGCACTTCTCCGGTAGGATAATGAGGTGAGAAGAAAAAATGCCATTACCAAGTCCGAATAAAGATGAAACACGAGACGCTTACGTTAATCGCTGTGTTTCATTTGTGCATAGCGAAAGCAAGGAAAAAGTCGCGAATGCGCAAGCTGTAGCGATGTGCATAAACAACTTCAACAGGAAACATAAAAACCTTGAACGAAAGGTATTCCTCCATGTACATCCTACGTATAAAGCGCTTGGAAACGCTCTGGTCGTAACAGGAGAACTCCTCAAACCTGGCATATTCATTGGTCTTGACGGTGTTCCGACTAGATATACTGAAGAATTTATCAATCGGGTGAAGAACTCAATCGTTGGGAAACCAATTCGTTTCGCACACAAAATCTCCCCTAGTCCAGTTCTTCCAGAGATAGAGCAGGGAGAGACAGTTGGATTCTGGACAGGTGTGAAACGCGGTAAAACATTAGGTGTCAAAGGATATGTTTTTAACCCCATTGCGATAGAGTACTTAAACACCCATCCAAACATCGGTCTTTCTGCGGAAGCCGATGTTGTCACATCAATCAAACCGGGCGTTGGTATAGAAAACGCCGAAACTGGAATGCTTACGGGCGGAGTCATGATAGAAGACCCTGCTTGTCCGACGTGCAGAGTCACGTCCACCCGTGAGGTAAACCTCCAAAGCGAGGAAAAGGTGAGTGACGCGTTGAGCGCAACTACGGATACGACAGGAGATAGCAAACCATTCATAGAGTTAGTCGAGGAAGAGGGATTGAAACTCCCAACACGAGCTGAGTTCCTGGATAATATGGTGCAGCAACTAACTAAGGCGGGTATCAAAGAAGAGACGATTGGCAAGATTCGAACGTACTTGGAGAAAGGAATTAACTCCCCTATCAAAGTGCCAAAACCATCGACGCAAGAAGCTGAGCTTCTTAGCGCACTAACGGTAGAACTTGCAGGGGATAAACAAGAGGATTTCAAGAAATTCATGGAAGGCTGTGTACCGAAGGACGGTATACAGAAGTGCGTACTACAGTGGAAAGAGAAGAACCAGGCAGCGAAACCTCCAGAAGTACCTCCACCTCCGAGAACAGCAGAGACCCCCACGGAGAAGGAGAAGGAGCTGGAGGATAAACTGACGCAAACTAAAACGGAACTTGAAGGTCTGAAGAAGGTTGTCGGCCTTCAGGAAAAGGAGAAGTTCGAGGCATTGACAGAAGACATTAAATCGTACGACAAAGACTTCAAGGCTGAAAGATTCCTTGAAGGTGTGACTTGTCCGGTGACGAAGAACAAGATGTTACAGGGATATCTGTCCGTTCTGAAGAAACATGTGAAACCAATCAACCTACAGATCGGGGAGGAAAAGGCTCGTACGCAAGTCAAGAGCTTAACAGATGAGATGTTCGGACCGAACGCAACCTTTGAGTCAATCTTTGGTATTAAAGACGAAAAAGGTGAATAGACATGTCTGAAGTTAGAGGAGCAGATTCAAACGAGTCGCGAGAATGCTCAGATGCTTTAGATGCTGAGGGATACGTCCTCGGTATGCCAGATGCAAACGGTATTGTGGCGAAATGTGCAGCTGATGCACAGGTCTATGGTGTCGCACAGAAGTCAACGAAACATCCTATAACGGGAACTGCGGAAGCAGACAAAGAAGTCGGTGTACTCCGTGCACCAAAGTTTGCAATGGTACAGTACAACAACGGTGTTGGTGAGACGATTTCCGTTGGAAGTCTTCTCTCAATGAAAGGAGCGAACGCCGCAGGATGTTGCAGAGAACACTCTTGGACGACATGGGCCGCCGGAACAGGAACTGAGCGAAAGACACTTGTTGGGATAGCTCTTGAAGCAAAAGCACAATCAACCTCCGGATTAGTCAAGTGTATTCTACTTTGCCCATCGTTCCCGATGCAATAGTGGTGAATAACGTTGCCAGAAACATTAGGTGCAGTATTAGAAGACGTGGTTCGGCAAGTTGCCCTGCAGTTGACCACATCTGATCAAGTACTAAGACGCGACGTTATCAGGAACTTCATCTACAGAGGTGCAGGCGTCCTAACTGACGCTACTATGATTTTCCCCGAGAAGTTCTACAACGGACTGGATATACAGACGGAATTCAACAGTAACCTTGATGTCGACTACCCTGTAGCTGAAGGTGCTGAGGGAGAAGAGGGACGAATCGAGTGGACTAAGTTCTACATGATTCTGGAGAAAGCGGAAGGAAGCTTCAAAATTACGGATGAAGCTAAAATCCGTGGATACCAGAACAAACAGTGGACGACAGGTGTCCGCTCGCTTGCTAGAGCCTACGCGAAGAAAAAGAACTATGACATCCTCAGCAAGATGGTTGCAGGATTCACATTATCTAATGCCACAGGTGGCGCTTGGGATACTAGTACGGATTATGTCGTTAGCGACATAGGTGCTGGTATAAATGCAATTCTCGAAGATGAAACAGCAGACATTGCATTGAGAGACATTCGGAACATGGTTGTTGCCCTACCAATAAAGGCGTTTAATATCGCCGCACAACTTACGACAATCGCCAATTTAAAAATGAGCTTTGCTGACTATATCAGAGGACAATTCCCTGGCCTGAAGATTGTCCCGTTCAAAGAGATATCCAAGTCTACTGGGCTTGGAGGCGGAGACGACGGATACGTTGTCGTTACAGGCGAAGAGACAGGTGAACATGGTGTATACCGTGCGGGGTTAGTTCCACTAGTGGAGCAGAAACGTAAAGGCGCATCTACGAAATACACAGTCCGACAATTCTTCGCAAGCAAGGTAGTTCCTGACTCAGATGCTGTCGCTACTTCCAGTCGTATCTATCAGATGACAGGCATCTTAGGTACGCCGTAGCACTTCGGTGCGTAGCGGTGACAGTGTAACAAACTTTCCGTCTTGGCCCGGAGGGGCAGACGTTAAACAAACCGTGGGAGGGACGAAACCTCCAAATATCTCTAATGAAGTGGTGTTATGAGCAAAGAGGAGAAACATAATCCCGGTCTTTTCGTTACACATGCGGAGTGCGCAAAAAATATGCGAACCTTGCGGAATGAGATTCGTCGCGCTAGAAGAGAGTTAACAAAAGAACTCAATGGTACAAGCATGGATGTGAAAAAAATAAAGAATGCGCTAATCGGAGAGGATTTAAAAGGCGGAGGAATAGTAGGAAAGATAAATGCTATTGAGGATAAGCTAAAGAAGAAGTGGGGACCGAAGGAGTATGCTACAGTCATAACAGCAATCATCGTAGGATTCGGCGGTATTGCGGCCGCAGCAGTAGGAGTCTTACCGCACCTATTGGGAGGTTAATATACGGGAGGTGTACATAAGACATGTCAAAACCTGAGTTAAGTGGAATTCCACCAATTTGGACCAGAGAGGATGTGGAAGCACTTAGAGACCATGCTCTCGAAGGAATTGGTAGCTTCATGATACGTAAGGACGGTAGTAACTTTGAAGCAATCTATAATAGTGGACCAAATCTAGCCGGTACACTTCTTGCTGCGGCAACATCAACTGATGCATTGGCTACTTTTCAAGCAGTTGAGTCTGTTGCGTTGGTTAACCAAACCATCCACATAAAGCATGCTGATTATAACTTCTCTGCAAAGTGGGAACCCGCAAAGAAGTTGAGATTAATAGGAGAAGGATTGGGAACGAGATTACTACCAGATGGTGCATTTGATGCAATCGATACAACCAACCTATCGTTACTCAATCTGGTGTGGAGAGATGCAGACTCAGTAGACCATGATGCATGTCTTGACCCAAGCTATTTTGAACCAGTATATAAGAGTGGTAGTTATGGTCGGAAGACTACATTTGAGGATACTTATATGTACGAACAACCGAATCCGTACAATGTGGTGGGTACTACACAAAAGATTTGGTCAAGAATCTGGTATTGGCCTAGGGTGACAGACCTCGATATTCTAAACTTAGCTTTTGGAGCAAGCTTTGACATCAATAGTATAACCGGGACGTTGCTGGTTTCGGAAAGACTGACAGACCTCACATCTATGAATAATACTGAACTGCAACAAAGCTATACATCAATAGGGACAGGGTTAATAGCTGCTGATGCTACTCAAACTATTGACCATCCTACTGGTGGTTTATTTGACCCTTACACAATTGATAATCTAAAGGTTGAGTTAATATTCCGAATGCAAAGTGGAGGACAGTCTGCACAAATAGCTAATGTTGATTTGTTTCTAGGTTGCGGAGAGATGTTTGTTGGAAACCAACTTCTCATGAAACTCCACGGTAAAGGATTTGTTCTTCCATCATTTGTCTTTGCGACACTTGGAGCTGCACCTGCAAATGAAACGCACCTAAAACTTGATACTGGTGACGGTATTATAGGGGCATGGGCAGAAAAGGTGTTTGATAGTGAAACAGCAGGGCTCTTTCAAGCTGCAGACCCAGTAGACAGAAAGGTCCCACTCCTTATTACTTCAGATGGTCTAATTGTTACGGGTGGGGTGACGACCTCACAACACCAAGTTGTTTTTGTTGAGGGAATGTCTGGGGTGTTTACAAGATGAGTTGGAAAGGTACACTTCGCGAAATGTCGGAACCTCATGATTTCGACCCTAATGACTTCCAGGCAGGGGCATTTGCTGTTGGTGCGCAATATTTGGGTGTGCTCACCGAGAAGGGCGGTTGGAAAGGCAACATGAATTCACTTTCGCGTATGGCTGAAGCTTATTCCTGGTCTTTACTTGATGAGCCATGGGACTCACAAGGTACCTGGATAAAGGTGGGAGATGGTATTGTTTGGATTACAGATGGATACCTCCTTTTGTGGAGCCAACCAGGACCCGTTGCACTCTATAAAGTATTGGATGGTGGATTACCAACTCAGTACACAATTGAGGTCCAACGACTACTGACTGATGATGTCTGGTCTGATTTGAATGTTGATGACGGTGAACATTTCGTAGCGATTAGGCTAGATAGAGAGAATTATAGATTTGGAGTAATGAACAACGCTGGTTCATACGTATGGATTACTGCCCCAGAATACATAGAGGAAACTTTTACCTATACATGGCGATTTGTGGTTGATAGTGAGGGACACAGTATAAAGGCTTACTGGTCTTGGCTTGGATTACCCTTCACTTACATTGGAGAATGGACTGACATAAGACATACCCAAGAGTCGGATGGATTTGTTTGGGTCGGCGTTGCTAACACTGCTCAAACTACACAAGAGTACGACTTAAAGATTGCTCCTGGTCTTCATCCTCCACCCGACATCTCACCAGAGTTAGTAAAGTTAAATTCTGTACTTACTGAGAAGGGTGTTTGGAAAGGTACATTAGAAAGTATAAGTACAGAAATGATACTGTGGGACATAATGTCTGAAGAGTGGAGTTCACTAGGTACTTGGGGAGTCTCAGAAAACATAACTTCCATAATTAGTCCGCCTGGGCAACTATATCAAGCACCTGGTGCTGCGTATGGTGGCTTTCGTTATAAGACTCTTGGTGGTGGTTTGCCATCAAAATACACAGTAGAGTTCCGGGTGAAGGTAGATGATTGGGACGACGACGGGACTCAATTCCGCAGTATGGCCGATGGTGAACATCTGGTTAAGTTTCAGATGTGGCCAGGTATGATAGGTGTTATGAACAGCAGCGGAAGTTACAACACCATAAACCTTGCAACAGGAGGATGGCACATATGGCACCTGCTTGTTGACTCCGCCAACGAGAATGTGAAGGTTTATAGAGATTTTGAGTATATTGGCGAATTTACCAGCCTGAAGGATGATGTCACTAGTGACGGTTATGTTTCTACAGGATTTGCTACTGGTGCCAAATATCACGAGGATTATTGGAGAATCCATACTGGGTTACAAGTACCCTTTCGAGGGAAACTAAGAGGAGTGTTGAGTGAAAAATGATAGTATTCGATATGCATCGTGGGGACGATAAACTCTACGAACTTATCGTAACAGATAAGAATACGGGTAACGCTGTTGACATCACTGGATGTATGCTAACGATGACTTGGAAGGAGAATAAAAAGGACAGTGGTTATTACCTCCAGAAGACCAATGGCAGTGGGATAACTTTAACTGACCCGACAAATGGTAAGGCTGAGATAGCAATTGACAAGACTGATACGTCAGGGTTGGATAAGTATAAAGAATACTTCTTTGATGTGTACATACTGAAAACTACTGGTAAAGGAGAAACCTTACTCGAAGGGAAGTTTAAAGTTCATGAGGATGTGACAACATAATGGTAGATGCACAAGACGTGAGAGACGTACTTGCAAAGCTTTCGACTTTACGGGTACACGATGATACGATAAATAAACAAATAGGGCTTGCGAATACCATTGTGGAGAATGAAAGTGCCGATGGTATACTGGAGGCAACACTGGAGAGTGCAAGGTTAGTTATCGCTACTCATCTGACTCTTGCGGCGTATGCGGCTAAACTGGAGAGGAGTGTCGGAGCTGTTCCAGCGGAAGTTGCATCACAATTAGCTTTCTGGAAAACACAGAGAGATATTCATATGGGGT